CCGCGATAGCTTGCCGTCGATGACGAGCTGTGGGCACAGCGGATCGCCGGCCGACGCCGGGATGAAATTCGTGATCACGCGGGCGATCGTCTGGTTCGCGTCGCCGATCTCGACCCACGCGGCCTGCACGTTGATCGTGGCGCTCGCCGGGTCGGCGGGCATATCGATGTGTTTCACGGTTGCGAGCGCTGCGATCGCCGCAAGCGAAGCGAAGCACGCGGACACGGCGCGCAGGGAGAGTCGTCGCATGGATGTCACTGTCGAAAAGCCATCAATACACTAGCGGCGACCAGTCGGCCGTGCTCGCATTGTCACGGGCGTCGCTCGAACCGCGCGCCTCGTCACGCCGGCATACCTTCACCAAGATATCGCGCACATATCACCGAAAGATTTCTGTTGCGTTTCGATTGCATTTGACCCTAGCCCACAAAACTGTCCCACTTGGAAGTGGAAAATTTCGGCATGACGTTGTCATCGAGACCAGGATGTCATGCCGTGAAGAAGAGCAAGTTCACCGAAGAACAGATCGCCTATGCGTTGAAGCAGGCCGAGCTGGGCACGCCGGTCGCGGAGGTCTGCCGCAAGATGGGAATCAGCGACGCGACGTTTTACATATATGGACTGCTCCCAATAGCAAACGGAGGTTGACGGACACGGAAGTCGATTGCGTACATATATCCGGCGTCAGGGCATCGCCCAGCGCCCAACTGGAATTCCGCACGTGCAGGCCTCAACAACTGGAAGACCTCAAGGGCCGTTATAAAAATCAGGTTCCCTGCTCGCCCGGATCGACCGGTGTGCCACTCGTCAATTCGTCAACGCATCGTTGGTGAAGTTGCTACCCTGCTTTCTGATACGACTGGCCGGTTGCGAGCATCGACCAGATTACGCGAGCCATCTTGTTCGCGATCGCAACAATGGCTCGATTAGCACCTCGTCTGGCTTTCAACGCGAGCGCCCAGGCGTGTTTCTTGTCATGTTTTGTTGGTGCGGTTCGGAGTACCGCGCGAGCACCGTGTATGAGCAAGGTGCGTAGATGCCGGTCGCCTCGCTTGCTGATGCCGAGTAGGTGCGTTCGGTCTCCGCTGGAACTCTGACGGGGAACAAGACCGAGCCAGGCAGCAAAGTGTCGGCCGTTCCGGAAGTCTTTTGGGTCAGAAACTGCAGCAACGATGGCGGTAGCCGTCTTGGGGCCAACCCCTTCAATCTGCGCGATGCGCTGACAGGTTTCACTGGCCTTGAACACCAAATCGATACGTCTGTCGAAGTCCCTTCGCAGCCGAGTGAAGGCGACGATGGTTGTAAAAATCGACTAGATAATCAGTGATGTCTTGCTCTGCATGGCGGTGATCGACGTACAACTGGTCGCCGATCCATTCATTTTTGAGGCTGCGGAAGAAGCGCTCGACCACCGCGTTGTCCCAACAGTTGCCGCGCCGACTCATGCTCTGGATCGTGCCACGGGCGCGCAGCTCGGCGAGAAAGCGCGTGCTCGTGTATTGGCAGCCCTGATCCGAATGGAACATCAGGCCTGGTAGCGGACGACGATGATCGTAAGCCCGTCTTAATGCCTTTAGTGCCAAGTCGGTGTCCGCGTGCTGACTAAACGCCCACGCGCCCTGCTTGCAAACAGGGCTGACAGAGGCCGCTGTCGCGACGCAAGATGCGCTGCCTGATCTTGTCCCACGCGGTTCCGTATCCCCGCGCATGACGATTGCCGCGCACCGCGTCGGACTTCCACTTCACCGCCTCATGGGTGTGCTGCGCGCAGTACGACTTGCCAGCCGCAACGAGTGCACCGCATCCTCGATGCTTACAGGGCTTCATCGTACGTATCGGCATAGGGAAACCTCATTGCGGATTGGGCGCGTAAACGAAAAAGCCCGCGAGGCTTTCACCTTGCGGGCTTTGGTCGAGCGGCCGGCGCTGATCTACGGCATGGCGTCTTAACGATCTAGGTCTGCGATGGCACCAGCACGACCGGGCTTCGCGCATCAGCCTGCGCATTCGCTCGGCGAAACATTGTACAGCGTGGCGTCACGGTGAGATTCGAACTCACGGGCAACCCGGTGTTGGTTTGCAGAACCACCTGGCTGCTCTATCGGTGTCAACCTTGAACCTCTCAGTCACGCGACAAAGAAAAAGCCCGCACAGCAAACTGAGCGGGCTTACTTTGGGCGCACCTCGCGCCCGACGTCGTCAATATAGCGAAACGCGGCGCGGTTTACAACCTCTTTTTATCGCGTCGTCGAACGAGCGCTACGCAGGCTGATGTTCCCTCAGCCACTCGCGTAACGCATCATTCATGCGCGTCTGCCAACCTTCGCCCGTTGCCTTGAAGGCGTCGACAATGTCGACGTCATAGCGCACGGTCAATTGCACCTTGGGCGCTTCGAGCGGCGGACGACCACGCTTGCCTCGCCGCGTCATCTTCGCGAAGTCTTCCGCCGGCACTTCGAACGTGTCGGGATCGGCCGCGATGCCGCGGTTGATTGCCGCGTCTTCCTCGTCCGTCGGCATGACGATCTTACGCTTGCTCGACATAGCTCTTGACCTCCCGCTTGTTCGCCTTACGCATGCTGATGATGTGCATCGAGTCGCCGCGCTGCGTGAACACCACGCAATAGAGGCGATCGCCGATCACACCGAACCCGACTTCGCGCACTTCACTGTAGTCGCGTCGGTCGTCCACGTAGGACAACACGTCCGACCAGTCGAGTTGCGCTGCAAGCGCCAACGACACTCCATGCTTGGCAATGTTCGTTTCGTTCTTGGTCGGGTCAAAGGTGATGTCCATGCAAATTATTGTAGTTACGGTTAATAACAATTGCAAGTATTTTTTGTAGCTACAGTATTTCGGGACACTTCAGCAGGCCGCGACGTTTCAGCGGCCCAAGAATCGACCGCTTCGCCTGCTGATACGTCGCGTGTGCGCCCGGAAAGGCAAACCCGCGAGGATTGGACCAGACGCGAGCACCGCATGCCCGATTCATCTCGCTAACGCGCTTCGGCGCGCCCCTCGATTGAGGAGCGCACCGGGACCCGCCCAGCGGGAGCAACCGGTCGGCTCAACGGTGTAGCCGAGAAACGGGGTAGCGCCCGACACCACTCAGCTTTCATGAGATGGGGTCCTGCCGATGACGTCCCGGCCGGCTATGTCGGTGTGAAGGTGCAACGCTACGGCGACGACCGCGGCGTCAACGTCGAAGTGAAGGGGCCCGGGCGCTACTTCAACGGGCCCAACGTCGACATGTTCATCTTCCCGACGTTCACGCAGTCCTACGTGTGGGACAAAGCTGGCAAGTCCGACGAGTCGTTCACGTTCCAGACGGTGGAGGGCCTGTCGGTCAACACCGACATCGGCGTCAGCTACGCGATCCCGCGTGAGAACGCGCCCAAGGTGTTCCAGAAGTATCGGCGCGGAGTCGATGAGATCACGGGCGTCTACCTGCGCGCGATCGTGCGCGACGCCCTGAATCTCGCCGGCGCGTCGATGGCGGTCGAGGACGTCTACGGCAGGGGCAAGGCGGCGCTACAGCAGCGCGTCGAGGACGAGGTAAAGGCGAACGCCGCGAAGGTCGGAATCAGTGTCGAGAAGGTCTATTTCGTGAATCAGATGCGCCTCCCCGAGCAGGTCATGAACTCGATCAACGGGAAGATCGCAGCGACGCAGATCGCGCAGCAGAAGGAGAACGAACTGCGTGCAGCCGAGGCGGACGCGGCAAAGCAAGTCGCGATCGCCAAGGGCGAGGCCGAAGCGCTCGAGGTGAAAGCGAAAGCACTACGCGAGAACAGCCAAATCCTGCAACAGATGGCGATCGAGAAATGGGACGGCAAGCTCCCCCAGTACGCGCGCCGCGTGGTGGGCTGGGCGTTTAGTCAGCACGCGGACACCGACTTGGCACTAAAGGCATTAAGACGGGCTTACGATCATCGTCGTCCGCCACCAGGCCTGATGTTCCATTCGGATCAGGGCTGCCAATACACGAGCACGCGCTTTCTCGCCGAGCTGCGCGCCCGTGGCACGATCCAGAGCATGAGTCGGCGCGGCAACTGTTGGGACAACGCGGTGGTCGAGCGCTTCTTCCGAAGCCTCAAAAATGAATGGATCGGCGACCAGTTGTACGTCGATCACCGCCATGCAGAGCAAGACATCACTGATTATCTAGTCGATTTTTACAACCATCGTCGCCTTCACTCGGCTGCGAAGGGACTGCCGCCAGCGCGTTTCGAAGCGCTCGCAGCCTATCCCGGAGCAGTGTCCAAAGTTGCTTGACCACTTCACTTACCCCCATTCGATGGGTAGATTGTGTCGGGACGGGGCGGAACGGACAAGAGGATTGACACCCCCAAAACGCCGCCAGATAAGGCGCCTCGGGGGATCTACGAGAATCGAGCGGAACCGCTCGGAAGGTGTTCTGGCGGAGAGAGGGGGACAGGTTCCCCGCACGACAAAATCCTATAAAAATCAGAAGCCTAGCCCTGTGAGCGAAATATCAGTGTACCAGCAGTTGTGTACCGGTCAAGCTTGCAACCAGTTTCAACGTGGAAGGGGACGTTAGCCTACCGTCGTTCGTCCGTATCGCAGGCAAACCAGAGACTTGTATTGAGGTACCGCGATCTGTACGAATTGCGCTGTCGAATGAGAGCGGACAGTTGTACGTGATCGCTTTGTCCGCCCTCGCTATAACTCCGTTTTGATAAAAGACTCGCCATTGAATTTAGGGTTGCGAGTTACGCTTACGTTCCACTCAATTTCTGGCTTGACATTCCGCTCGTCCACCCTTGTGATGGTACCGTGGGCACAAACAGAACTAATTATCGTTATCTTCGAAGATATACGACCACGCGCTGCCAGACTTTCAATTGCGGCTCGCACTCGCCCGGCCAAACTCGGGTCAACGTGGTTGGTGCCGATCACGACGACGCCCCCAGCATTACCAGTAAGTTGCTTCGCAGCGGCCTTGAGTTGCTCTTCGACTCTTCGCTCGATTTCAGCCTGATTGGGCAATGGCTTTGGCCAATGTAGCGCGTCTGGTGCTTTTATCTCTATGGAAACCCTCTGGTTAGGAGAGGCATTTATATATAGGTCGGGCGACTTGCCCACTTCGCCCGGTGTGAACGTGATACCTATGCTGTTTCCATGCTCTTCCAGATAAGTGCAGCACACAAGCAGCGCAATGGTATGGTGGTACTCGTTGCACAAGGCAGGCGCAATGACTTCTTTGAAAAGAGGGTGATGTTTCCAACGCACCGAGAAATGGCGCCATTGCTCCAAATATAGAAGTGCGGCGGCATCGTGCCCGTCGATGTCAATCGCCCCCCTCGCAGCGCCTCAGTAACGCGATCGACTGCCCATGCAAGAGGGCAGCGCGTGAATAGTTCGTTGCCGCTGGCTCTAGCCCGCCGGGCCGACGAAAGCGCATCCGAAAATGCGCCGTTGGTCCAAAGATCGACTTCCTGTGTCACTGCGGCCAGCATGTCCGGCGAGATGTCGAGGCCATCATGCGGAGGAGGCTGACATTTGTTCGCCTGTACCCTGGCAATTTCCTCATCGCAGGATATGGCGGCGGCCTTGCCCACCATATCGACTGTACCTTTGATCAAAAAGCGACCGGATGAACCCAGCGTCACCAGAGAGGCGGGCAACGGCTCACGCTCATCCCAAAGCTGGGTTGTCGAAATCGCACCGCACTTGGCGCATTCGATGTCGACGCCGATTAGTTTTCGGGGTTCATGCCCCTCGACCAACACGTGCCCACAAGACTTGCACGAGAAAGGTTCGTTGCCCTCGCCGCGAAAAATCGGATGCTCTGAACCCTGCAACAATACGGGGCGCTCATTCATAACGGGTGGCCTCGACGCGGTAAGTTAGGCGGCCCTATGCAAAAAATATTGCAACTATTCGCGAGACAAACCAACCCTGTCAACTTCGGTCACGAACTGGACCTTCGAGCTGAACGTCGGGGTATTACGAAGCGCCACACAAAGCACATCGTAAGCGTAGGACGTGAAGACCGTGACCAACTCGTCCTCTCGTCGACTTTGTGCCGTCAACTGGGGCCGCCCCTGTAGCCAATAGATTTGCCGGACGATCTGCTTAACGGCTTCTCTTTCAGGACCTCCGCGAGCTAGAACGAAGCTCATCCGATTAGCGACGCTGTGCGCTCGCGGCTCCATTTCGTGTCTGAGAAGAACGCCTTCGAGGGCAGACAGACAGTTACGCAGGCGATCCAGTGCATTCACCAGGGTGGTGCCTTTGCTGTAGGTCAGAATGCTTGCTCGCACGGCCAGAGCGAACTCGTTCAGGCCATCAGGCAACACAAGTGACGCTGCGGCGCTCATGAGGCCGGACATGAGTTCCGAAATCTGCTGTGCGGGCAGACGCCAGAACCCCAGACGTTCCGGCATGACACCTTTATTGAGCTCGAAACCGCCTTCGTGAAGGACGATCAGCGTTGATGCTGGAACGTACTCTGCGCCAGTGAGCGCTACTGGACTGAAAAGGAACGACCTAGGCGCGGCCGGCGAGAAAAAGCGTAGCAAGTCCACTGTGTCTTGAGCAATCCGCAGTCCGCGCTCTTGCGCGAGTGCGGGCTCCGCCTCCATAGAGACCACCACGGCGGCATAGCCTTGGATTTCTTTCCTCAATTCCTCGAACATTTGGCTGACTTGGTGCTCCTGCTCCGGTCGAGCCGGGGGCACCCTGCTCCAAAGATTCTCCATTACCGCAGCGGTAATTGGTTCGATGCGAACAGGTCCGAAGTGGAAACCCTGCTCGACCTCCACGTTGGCAATCGGCGCCCAGACCTCTATCGCTGTGATTCGTTCCCGTGCCGTCGTCCTTAGCATCTCGGAGAAGTGTGGCCCGTCCGCCCCAAATCGTTGTCTAGCCCAATCGACGAAGGCATCTTCGACGAACTCACGGCTCAGGCTGGAGCGAGCCCAAGACGATTTCATGACCGTGTCAATCAACCCGTCCAGGCCGGTATAGTCACTCTGCGAAAGGCCGTAGGGCTTGCCCTCATGGTGAATGAACATGAAGACTGGCTTTCCGCTCGCCTCCTGTCCCCAACCCTTGATGGGCCCGATCAGCTCGCTGTCCGTAATCGTGGTCCTTGGTCTTTCAGTTGGAAATCCCTGAGGCGTCTGCTGGACATGGAGCTCTCGAATCTTGCTCCGGAGTCCGGAAGAGATTTGATCGAGCTCAGCGGTCTGGGTCGAGGTGAATGTAAAGGGCTCGACCGCGACGGAGCCGGGCGCTTCAGCCGGCGCAACGGAGACCGGGCGTCTCGTCGGGCTAATCGCTTGGAGCTGTGCCTGAAGCTGGCCGAGCTCTTGAAGGTCTGACCGATGGTGTTCCGCGAGGGTTGCATCCAGCCATGAGTGGAATTGGTTGACTAGCGTCAGGTAATCTTGGGCGAACTCGTGGACATCTAGTTGCTCCCCGGCCTGCTCTAGGTACGTGCGCGCTACAGGCTTCCAGTCCTTCCAATCAAGGAGCGAAGCAGTCTCGTAGTGCACGCCCGTTTCCGCCGTGACGGAACCATCCGCGGCACCCGGATTGGACCTGAATTTCATGAACATGCTGGACTTGGGCAAGCCCCTGTGCAGCATGTAATTGCGAAGGCCTTGGACATATTGCGCTACGGGCGATTGTGCAAACGTCGCCACCACCTGCTTTTCGTAGGTCGCCAAGAGGTCAGTCTCTGCATAGTGCTTCCTCATGAAGACCCGCGTGTGCTCAACAAGGGTTAAAGCGGACGAGACGAAGTTGTGAACGTGACGGTTGAGCTCGCGGTGAGCCTGAAGCCCGGCTTCGCGGTTCTTCTCCATAATCAAAGCCATGCCCTGATCAGGGTCCTTGACTCTCTGTGCCGCCTCCATGAGCTCCACGGCATTCATCTGGAACACGTTGAGTGAGAAAGTGCGTTGATGGGCACGGTCAAGGTAGCCTGAGCCCGCTGACTCTGTGATTCGCCGGCGCAGATCGGCGGCAGTATTGGATTCGTTCATCGTGTCGGCACGCGGTCTTACATGCAATTATTGACTATTCCCCGACGCCGCTTCGATACCGGAAGAGGCGAGCCTTGCAACCGGTTTCAAAATCGGGCCACCTCGCGTCAGCGAAGCGCTCACTCTGCCGAACGGGCGCGTAGGCGCATGACGGTTTGGCGGCTTGTTTTCAGTTCGCGGGCAATCGCTGCGACAGACCACCCTTCGACGAGTCTTGCGCGCCCCAGCGCCTCTTGCCTGTCGCTGAGCGCACGGGGCCGGCCGAGCACCTTCCCAGCTTCACGTGCACGGGCGAGACCGGCGGCGGTTCGCTCCAGCAGCAGATCGCGCTCAAACTCGGCGACCGCAGATAGCACCGACATGGTCATCTTTCCGGCCGCGCTCGTGAGGTCTGCCCCGCCCAGCGCGAGGCAATGCACGCGGACGCCCATCGTCGTCAGTTCGTCGACAGTCGCCCGGACGTCCATCGCGTTACGGCCTAGCCGGTCAAGTTTCGTTACGACCAGCACGTCGCCTGTTTCCAACCGGTCGAGCAGCTTCGAGAAACCCGCGCGCTGCTTCGCTGCAACGGAACCAGATACGCACTCGGAAACCACGCGACGCGGCTCGATGTTGAACCCAGCCGAACGGACTTCGAAGACTTGGTTCTCAGTCGTCTGATCAGAGGTCGAGACCCGGCAGTACGCAAAAACTCTTCCCATTCAATCCATCCTGTCCCAAATCCATGTACGAAATATCCATCGTGTCCAAAAGTGTGTCAAGCAGATTTTTGGACGGATCATGGCAAGGCATCCAAAACCGGACGTTTATGGACAAAAGGGAATGGCCGCCTCCTTACCCTGAACGGTCGGTCGTATGACGCGGCTCAACGGCCGTTCGCGCCGGGCAACGGCCGGCGTTCCAGCACTCCAGGCGAGAGAGATAGGCGAGCTTTAGGTCTATAGTGCGGATTCGTTGCTCCACCAAGCTGACAATCGAGGCGATTCGAGTCCTGAACCTCAAATACGATATGAAAAACCAAATGCCGACACTGCTTTCGTTTTCCTTGTCGCCGGACTGGGCGGACAAAATCTACATCTGGGCGAACACGGTAGCCATATTCGCAGCCTGTCTCGCGGCGCTCTGCACGTTTTTGTCGTTTCGGACGAGCCAGATTCGGGATTACTACGCGGACCAGCGACGCGCCCAATATGAGGCAATGTCGGAGACCGCGAAAACGGAAGCGGCGCGCGCCAATGAGGGCGCTGCGGTAGCAAACGAGAAGACGGAAAAGTTACGCGAGTCCAACCTGGTCCTTCAACAACAGGCGGATCACGAGCGGGCCGAACGACTAAAGCTTGAGGCAAGGGTCGCCCCGAGAACGCTGTCGCCGGAAGACGCCGTTCGTATGGCGAGAGCGGCGCATGAGTTGTGCCCACGTATTGGCCAAGTTGCAGTCACCGCTGCGAATGGCAACCAAGAGGCGCAGGCTTATGCTTCAGTGTTCGTGCGAATCCTAAGGGACGCAGGTTGCCGCTCAGACTTGAGCTTACCGATACCGGGGCTTCGCCCCGACATCCAAGGTGTGCATATTGGCGTACGGGATATGGCCAACTTGCCGGAAGAAGCGCGATTGCTATCGCGAATACTCACGGCCGGGAACGTTCCCCACGATACCGGACCAGTTGAGCAGGGATTCTTTCCCGGTGAACGATGGGTACTGGTTGTGGGCGCAAAGCACGTACTGGAAGCAATTCAGGTCAATTAACCCCGAGGCCCAGGGAAGCCGTTCGGCACGGCGACGTTTCGCCGGCAGCGCCCAAGATGCTTCCACAGAGCATGCGGTATGTTTTGAATGCGGACCAGCCGTTCGAATGAGGGTTTTATGCGCTCGGCGAGCGGCAACAATTGGCCGGCTATGGCACGATGTAATCAGCCGTGGCTGGCCCCATACCTAGTCGGTAACACCCGACGTACCGCTCGGCTCGGCAGGTTTCAGTTCAGAGCCGCAGTGCTTGCACTTGATCGCTTCCATTCGTACCGGCTCGGCGCAGAACGGACACTTCCTGTATCCGCCGAACTGCCCAGTCTCCGCCGCGATCTCCTGGCCGTTCTTGGCAAGCAAAACCACGACGAGCACGACGACAGGCACGAGAAACGCCAGCGTTGCAGCAAGCGCGCCGCTCGCGGTCCCTTGTGTCACGACCGAAGCCCCCATGACTACTGCCGGACCGAGGACGATGATATGGGGCCGGCGCTCGTTGTAGAACTGCCGCCAGCGTTCGATGAGCACCTTGGCCTCGGCTCGGCTGCGGAACCATTCCCGGTTCAGCAGTTCGTCACGCAGCTTGCCGTTGAAGCTCTCGACGAATCCGTTTTGCCACGGACTGCCGGGCGCAATGAAAGTGGGACCGATAGCAGCATCTCGCAGCCAGCGCATGACCTTGGCAGCGGTAAATTCGGCGCCGTTGTCAGACCGAACGAACGCGGGCTTGCCGTACAGCCGCATCAGTCGCGACAGCGTCAAGATCACGTCCTGCGACCGCAGGCTGGCGCCGACCTCGATCGCCAGACACTCGCGGGTGTATTCATCGATCACGCAAAGCATCTTCAACGCCCACCCGCACAGTTCCTTCACGATAGCGTCGGGAATGTCAGCAACGCGCGTTGCATCGTTGAAGCCATGGCGAAACGAATGGAAGTTCAACCGGCGGTCGGTCACCTTCTGTTGCTTCTTGAAACGGCCGAACCACTTCGAAAAGTTGTCGGAGAAGTAACCCGTCGCTGCTCGGGTCAAATCCGGGAATAAACGCTTCTGCCCCGTCCGCCGAATACCGGCAGCGTAATCGAGAAAGCCAAGCTGCTGCAGGATCGGGTGCAACGGCACTTCGCGCTCGGCGTTGCGCGTCTTCACCTTCTTGTCTTCGCCGACTTCGCTCGCTTCCGTGATGCGGATGAACGGGATGCCATTGGCGTCGCCAATATCAGCGACTTCCAGTTGGCACAGTTCGTTCAGCCGTGCGCCATGGTAAAGCGCGAGCAGTGGCACCCAGTACCGGCCCAAGAGATTTCGATCGATCTGCCGGTACGCCGCGCGATAGAGGTCCGCCGAGAAGAGCTTCACAAGGTCCACGTCGCTGAACGGCTTGCGGCCCTCGTCCTTGCTTCGCTTCTTTTGCGAAGGCTTCAAGCCATCGGCCGGGGAACGCTCGATGATGTGCTCTCGCACAGCCCATCGAAAGAAACTTGAGAAGTTGTAGAGGATGTTCTCGGCAGTCTTTGCCGAGATCGGGGCCACCCCGTTCCGCTTCGCGTGTTCCGCAGCTTCCAGCAGAGTCATGCCGGAGAATCGCTTCGTTGCGTTAGCTGGCAAGTGTGCCAGCACGTCCAACACTCGACGCGCGTGTTCCCGCGTCACAGCGCTCAACGGGCGGCCACCGCCAGCGACCTCGCGCAGTAGTTTGAAACCGGGTTCATAGCCCTTGATGTTTTTGCGGCTAAGGTTCGCGCGCTGCGAATCGTTCGTAAATTGCTCGATCGCCTGATCGACCGTTATGCCGTTCTGGGCCTTCGAGGCATCGAAGGACGCAACGCCCTCAGCCGAGCCGCCTACGGGCCGATACAACGGGTCCTCGATGACATTGAAGAGCTGACCATCAACGATGAAGCGTCGCGATGCCTTTAAGCACTCTACCTCGCCACGGATCATGTATCTTGCCAGCATTTCGATGCTGGCCCCGGAAGCATTCGGGTGTCCGGCCGTCGCGAGCAACTGGCGCGCGCGATAGAGGTACTCGCCGAACGTTACCTCGTCAGGCCGCATCAAGCTAGTGAGAATGGGATCGAGATTGCACAGCTCGTCCTCGACGGCTACGCCCGGAGGAGGCGGTTGCCATAAGGATTCCGTCGTTGCGTCCCAACGCGGCTTAAACCAGCCACGTGCAATTTGCTCAAGCACGCCGCGACTGAGCTGTTCCACGAGCGGAAGCACGTCATCAGCCGTTTGTTTTGCCGCAGCCATTTGCTTCTGGATTTCGAGGAGCGCGGCAGGCAACTTGGCCCGAGCCTCATCAAAATTCTTGGTCTCAAGACTGATCTTGATCTCGCGCTTGCCGAGACTATCGACAAGCAACTTGGGAACACGCTTGCGCGCATAGTAGGTGCCATTCCGGCGCACCAGTCCCGGTGTTTTTTCATGTTCTCCGAGTCCTTTGTGTACCACTCTTCGTGGACCGCAGGAGCCGAAGCCTTTGATTTATCGGGATTTTCCAAGCTGCTCAAGCACTTGGGTGGGTTCTGGCGGAGAGAGGGGGATTCGAACCCCCGAGGATCGTCTGAAAATTAAGGGTTCGCGGGCAGTGCAATCCTAATTCCTGTCATTGCTCGTCATCCCGATCTCAGTCTTCGCCGCTCGAATACCCTCTTCCGCCCCAGTTCAAAGAACAGTAGCCCGCAGCAACGAACGAACCTTCGATGGGTTTCGAACCCAAAACGAGGGTTTTGCAAGGGGCTGGCGAGGCGTAAAGCTCTGTTTTTTTATGGAAATGGAGATCCGGACATGCCCCTCCACTACCCTCATTCGTCCCCAAATTTCTCCCCAAATCTTGCCGGCGTTACGACGCCATTGCTAAAAACGCCGCTCTCCGACTTGGAGCGCCTTTTCAGGGACGGCCGGCGTCGCCCCGTTCGAGTCACTCAATCATCACGGGCGCCGGTCCGCTGACTAACCAATATGACACGTTAGCACGCAGCACTGCATGCTCTTAGTACGCTGCCCGATAGTGGGATCTCTCGGTAGGAAAATAGGTTGTCGACTGATCAAGTTCATCATCGATGGCGCCCAGTACGTCCGTGAAGACCGACTTGCTCGAATGGGGTGGAGATGTGCGAATATATTCGGAGTGAGTCGGCTTGGGGCGTGCTTACCGCTACGAAAAACGGACGCAACGAACGTTGTCAATGCAGGAGCGGGAGAAAATATAAGTATTGCCACGGACGGACTGCGCTCGAACCAGCACACCAAGCTTTGCCTCCTGAGCTAGAAAAGGCTATTGCCGAGGCAAGCGCGAAAGCTATGGGCAAGGAGGCTCAACGCGTCGCTCAACAAGGGCTGGGCCGACCCATCATTAGTGCGGAAATTGGCGGACGCAGATGCAACAGGTAGACCCAGGTTTCGGCTCGGAAGACGCCTCCAAGGTGCCCTGCGGAAACAGGCCGCTCATCCCCGAATCGTGTTTTTTGATGTTGGGGTTCCGGATGACCAAAGGGACGACACGCTACCGGGCTTCATGCTGCAAGCACTCCACGATTTGCGCGGGTTTGAAGGGCACGCCGAGCACACTGTTTCGCGATTTTCAACGATTTTGATTTGGAGCGTGAATTCGTACTACGGTGTGATTGAGTGTCAGTTCTGGATGACGGATCGCGGCGGTACAGTTCGCCTAAGCGTGATTAGCCGCCACATCCGAAAGCCCGATCAAGTGATTCAGCCGTGGCAGTTCGATCATAGTGAGACCAAGACGAGGTGTCTGAACGCGGCTGCGCACTGGGCGCATCATACGCGTGCGGTATTTCTGAACGAAGGCAGCTCTGAATCCCATCCCTATGGGAGTCGACATCGGCAAAACGTATTCCAGATTCATTGGATTGCGCTCCGCAGCGGTCCTTGACGCAACTCCGGAGCGTCCGTTCGGGGCCCAGTTCACAATGCCTTCTTCATATCAACGATAACCGATAAAATTTCAAAAACCAAATCAAGAATAAAATCAAAGGCACTTCCTTCTATCAGAAACCATCACTCGCACCAGAATGAATGTTAAATATTGACTCACCCCTTGACACCAAACAATCAACACATCACCATCCGATTGCCACACGGCGGTTTTCACTTAAACCATCATCAATCGATACGGAGATGGCGATGTCGAATCGGATCGCAGTGACTGAACAGCAAAAAGAACTGGCACTATTTTTTTCCAAAAAAATTTTAGACGTATATTCCAAAATAGATCCTAATTTCTCGCGAAATGACGATTCAAAGGACGTGATCGCGGATGCACTCCTGCACGAATATTTTGGAACCGAGTGGAAACCTTCTGTTGCTGCCACGGTATCGGGCGTTGTATCTAATGCGACTGGAGCAAACGGGACGATCGCATTGGTGGAATCTAACGACTCCACATCCATATTAAAAAAAGATTTTACCGTGCCCCCGGCTATAAATGTACACATCGAAGTAACAAATCCGAGTGATGGCGAATACGTGCTCGATATATCCGCCAACATCTTTGGTTACGGCGTAGGCGGCCTTGCTCTTCACTTTAAAAAAGGCGAGTTATCAACAAATAATAAATACCTATCACCCTTGATTGACATCTGGTACCGCGCATCTATCAATTTCAAAAATGGCGCTCATATTGAATTTGAAGCCGACGTGAAGCCTATTGCGATCGACAAATTTCACATTGGACCTCTTAATTTGGATATTTAGGCTTCTAGCATCAAATCCAATGAGTCAAGTTTCGGGTGTTGCTGGCTGAAATTTTACGCATATTTTGTGTCGAGCGCTCCGGATTTCGGGGAATTTTCGGAGCGCTTTTCAGTTGCAGGACGGGCAGCAAGTGATTGTGAGCGCACCTCTCTCGGCTGCAGAGTTGTAAGCCTACAGACGGCATCCTGCAACGTTCTTTGAACGTATTGAGCCCTCCGCAGAGCAAACGATCGAGACACCGTTCAAGACGTTTATGTGGCTGCTTGAAGCGCACAAAAATGCAACGCTCGCGCAGTTGCTCGCGAAGATGGCCGAGGCGATTAATTTCGATGTTCTTGAGTGGCTTGCTGATCGAGATCTTCTAGAGGGATATGCGGAGCGGATGGCGTGGACTATTTGGGCACAGACCTCGAAAAACAAATCGGAGACATCATAGCGACCAAAAAAACTAATGCATGAAGCTGAAAATCTCTCCATGAATGCAAGGGTGCGAAGGCGAACAGACATCGAAGACTTCGGTCGTTTAATCAACGTCAAATGGCTTCGAATGACCGAAACGCATCTAGGTTCTGCCATAGTCACTATCCAGCGAACGTCGCTTCCTGGCCCCAATGAGACAGCGCCGGGAATCTGGGGGCCCGGCGACTCCCCAACAATTCAGATGTGTACGACAACGAATCGCCTCGTCCAGCGAGCCTCCCGCTCCGGGCTGTACAAAAGAGCCCGCAGTCAGCGAGCTTTCGTGTAACTAACAAAGCTATTTTGGGGCCGCAACGAGTTCGTCGGCCGAGTAAAGCTGCAACATAGCGCGCGCGGCGTCGACATTTCCGGTCGAGAGCCATTCTTCCCAATCGTCAGGTCGGAGTATGACGACCGATCGCTTTTCGTCGCCGGGCTTATGCATGCGCGACATGATGGGATCGCGCTCGGCGTTGACGGTGATCATCGCCATTGTGTGCAGATCGTTCCCGTCCAGGCCTTTCAAAGTCCGCCAAATCCCCGCAACACAATACGGCCGCCAGCCGGTCAGGCCGATTCGGTGCCAGACGTTTCGGCCGGTTTCATAGCACGGCTCGTAAATCCACTGCGCCGGAATCAAACAGCGGCGCCCCGCGCGCCATGCCGGCCCGTAAAGCGGCGATCGCCCGAGATTGTCGTCGCGCACGTTCATCGTGCTACGCATGATCGGCGGCCCTTTGCCCTCGACCTTCGCTCTCTCGATGTTTGCTTTCTGCAAGGCGCGCGGCCAGTAGCCGAACCCCGCGAGGAACGCCTCGACGCGCCCGTCGATCATCGCCACCGTAGGCGCGAGATAGTCCGGGTAAATCTCCAACTCCCAAGGCGTTCTCTTCCATAGGTCGATCAGACCAAGCCGGAGCTCGCTGATACCCGGATCTTCGTCAGGGGCGCGATAGTTGGTGCACACGACGGCACCTCTTTTCAGGGGATGGATCACTTCATCATAGTCCAAGATATACTGTATAAAATTACAGGTTTTCTCGTATTACGAAATGATCCTGCCACCGTTCAACCCTCCCAAACTACCCGAGATGACCGAGTGGTGGACGCGCTGCACGTATGCAGACGTCCAACGGCTGATTCTCGAAGTTCAACACCAACGCCTCACGTTGTGGGAGCTCCGCAGTTGCATCGCAGATGCGTCGCGGCGGGCGCGCGCAATTGACCCGTCGTTGCTCGAGTATGGCGCGCCGCTACGGAGGCTCGGCTACATTGTCGAGAAGGAAATCGATCGTGCCGCGCCGTTCGCCCGTATGCGAGAACCGGTCGCGCCCTTTTCGGACGAGTGGCGTGCCCGCGAAGAGCTCAAGTCTAAGCGCTGGGAGTCGCCAGACGACGCGCCGCCCGGCGCATCGCCGAAATCAGTCCCGCAATTTCAGCGGGTAACATGGGCTGAACTGCGCGAAAAATGGCGTCTCGAGGAAGGCAAGAAGGTCGGCCGGCATACGCTCGAGCAACGCATGGCTCTCGAGATCGCATATTTGCGAAACAACATTGTTGGAAAATCGCAAAAGCTCGTCGACGCAGCTCGAGCTGAGGCAGAGAAACGTGGGATGGAGCTATTCGCGCTCGACCAGTTAAAGCGCATCCTTGAAGTCGAGCGCGGCGAAGAGGCGTTCTATCGCATCACGTAGCAGGGACAAAAGATGAACGACCAGAACTTTCCCGATGAGATGCGAATACCTGCTCGACTGTGGCGAACGCCACTCTCGCCGGCCACCTACTGCCCGCCCAAAACGGGAGCGGCGCGGCGAACTGCCGATGCATCAGACTGGATCGCCACTACTGCTCGGAATCGAGCCTTTGGGCAAACGCGGCGTTTTGAGAATCGCAGCCTTCGCACTGAGCAATTCGTCGTCGCCCACCTCGAAGCGGCGCAGCCACGCTGCCGTTGATTCGCGCGTGTTGTAGACCGGCGCGCCGGCGTTGACCGTGCCGCGCTGAAGAATGTCCATGCTTTCCGCTCGCACGCGCCGCAGTGCCTTATCGAGGACGACGTAGGTCGGTGGCAAGAACGGGGGTTCCTCCTCGCGCTCGGAGAGACCCGACTCAGGCAATACGCCCGCACGGACGATAACGCCGGCACCGTAATCACCAATGGCAAACCAATTCGGAGGGAGTTCCGACGTCAGCGCGCGAACACCGCCGACGGTGTCCAACATGGGCTTGCCGATGGCTGTCAGCCAATTGACGGATTTAATTTTGCCCTTCAGATCGCGGGCTGAAGTCGATCCGGGGTCGCCGACATCGAGCCCCGGCATAATTTGCGCGATCCAGTATTCCGTCGCCTCATTCTCGTGAGGAGCGGTCGGGGAAAGGTTGACGGCGAAGCCCGCCTGACCTTGAACGGCATCTAAGCGGCGCGCAGCATCAAAGAACAGTTTTGCGAAGGCATCGGGGTTCTCTTGGACAGCCACAACCGGCCATGAGAACGCTAGGGAGTTGAGACCGCGATTGCCCATCTTCTCTTGCCACTGACGCTGACCCACGACCTCGAATCTCCAAAAACTTGCGTCCGAGGCTTGCTCCCCGCCAACGTAGCAGAAGTCGAAACGGTCCTCAGGACCGAGCTTACTGGCCGCTGCACGCAGAGGCTTGGCTCGCGCGAACGGCTGCGCCGCCTTCCCGTTACTCCATAGGAACGTCAATTTGCATTCGGGTACAGCACAGTAGTCGTCGAAACAGTCGGCAACCGCCGCGCGGACGGCGGGATCGAATGCACGCTCAAAATAGAGCGACGCGCGCACGACGACGGCCGCTCCGATTCCACCGGTTGCGTAGCGAGGTTCCAAAAGACCATTGGGCACCAGCGCTTTGCCCTGATTGGCCTTTGCCCATTCGAGAAAATTCTGATCCATATTCGCGTCGATGCTAGGAAGGCTCAATTATGGAACGACTATGGGGGGCGGTGGCAACGGCAAACCACCCATGCCAGGCGGGGAAGCAGGACTGCGGTTAAGTAGTTGACGCAGGGAACGCCCGAGTTCGGAGAGCGCCTCAGAAACCGCTCGGAGCGGACTTTCATTGGCGTCATCGTCGGAACAGTCACAGTCGCCGGGGCTCATAGTCGCAACCTTTTCGGGCGAACCGGCAATGCGTGCGTAGTCGTCCTCTTGCTCGCGATCCCTTTCTTGAGGCGGGAATTTAATCTCCACCACGCTCTTGATGTTGTCCTGAGTTGGCGACAGAGATCCGTCCTTGACAATCACCACGTCGGGGCGCCGAACAGCACCGGCGCCAGCGGGATACGCATCTTTCCCGCCAGGCCAGTATTTTTGAATCCAGCCTGGCAAGTAAGGGTGCGGCTCCAAGGGAGACGCGGAGCGCATGATCGGCGACGGAGGGATCTGCGTCATGTCGTAGTTGACTTCCGACTTGTACGGGCTCTTCCACCCCATCGACCGATCCACGTCGCGCAGGTTGCGCGAAACGCACTGCTGCTTGAGGCTTTGGCCCGATGCACCAGTGTCTGGCTCTCGACTGCATACACAAACGGCCTTGCAGATGACCTTTTTATCGACCGGGTCGGGCGTAGCGGGCCGAAGACGCACGGGCGTCGTTTCGCCCTTCGGCGACATGCCACCTTGACCGGAGTTGGCTCCGTAGGCACGACCACTCATAAAACACCGCCTTCGCCCGGCCCCTGAGTCGACTCGGCTGAAAATTGCAACGATCCAGCCGTGTTTGCCTCGTGCCACTGCGTATAGCCGTCGGCGTCGGTCTGGCCGGATATTGTCCGGCCGTCCGCTGTTTGCAGAACGTAGGGATGGTTCGCGATCGGTTTTCCAGTCGTCTCGTCAAATACCTGGAAGCGCCCACGGTATAGATTGTCCGGCCCTCGTGACATCGACTGCGGGACGACGCTCTTCCCACCGCCGATCGAATTGCCGCCAGCGGCCCCTGATGTAGGGGCAACCGTGGCGAAGCCTTGCGACGCGATAAGCGTTGCCCCACACGCGGTCTTGTCTCCGTCTGTAGCAATCGGCCTGTCACCAAACGTCATGTTCAACTCGCGCTTTACGCTGACGATCGGGTAAATCCCACCACACCGCGGACACGTCACCATGTCGCCAAGCAATGCGATTGCCCTTCCATGAACCGTGTTAGCGACGTTACAGCCGACCACACGCCCCCCATGCGTGGTCGTGTCCCCCTCGCAAATAAACGCAAACCCCATGTCGAACTCTCCACAAGGAAATTTTCGATGGAATGTAGCACGGGGGAAATTGCCGGAACCACCCTGTCAGACATGACAGGAATCCAAATCCGTAATTCCGCGAACACCGGAGTTGGATAAAAGCAATGCACCCGATTTTGGAGGCAAAGCCCCGGCCGGGCGACCGGGGCAACAAGCATTATTTCTTAACAGGCTCGATACCCCAGCATTGCGCGGACCGCCCTTCTTCCGGGATGGCCTCGCGGTTGTACTTGCACTTGTTGATCGTATCGAGCGCTACCTTGTAGCGCTCAACCAGCGGATCGACGATGCTCGCGATCTGAGCGTCTTGCGCGACCTTATCCGGCGTACTGCAATCGGCGCCCATGTGCGCGACATCCGGCTGAGACGTACCGCCAACTGTATCAACCGGAAAGACGTTGTTATTCGCAGCCACTTCAATGGCTCGATAAAGCGCTTTAGACGCGGTCGGATACGTCGTCAAAACAGCGCGTCCGGCTGCGTCGACCGAACTGACTACCTTATCGGGAGCGCACGACATGATCGGGAGGGCGGCGAATACCACCCGCCCTTTCATATACTCTCGTTCCACGTAGATCAGCAGTTCGTTTTTGAAGCGATCCACCATCTCCGACTTCTCGTTCGAATCGATATAGCCCGTCATGTCGTCGAACTGGAAATTGACGAGCACCCATTCGCTGATGTTCGTTTTCGAGTTATAAACTTCGTCGATTGCCGGGCCGATTCCGTTGTTCTCGGACATGACGAGTTGGTGCAACGTCGTTCCATTGACAATGCCGGGATACACCCCGACATCCGCGCCGCGGGCCTTGAAGGCATCTTGAAGTGCGGCAATGGTGGCCGCGCCATCCGCCGAGCTGCTCTGGCTCGATAGGTTGCTCGAAACGTTGGCACCCGCGGCCATCGCCCGCGCTCGTTGCTCCGACACCAGCGGCGCGCCCGAATAGGTGAGCTTAATCGCCGGGCCAGACGATCCCCCACCACCATCATCCCCACCGCCACATGCGGAAACGTAGAGGCAAAGCGGAAGCGCCATGTAGGCGAAGGTTCTTTTCATATTCGATCTCAGGTCCATAGATGTTGTTCACTTCATGAGCCGCCGAGTTTACATTCGATTTTCATTTCTGACATCCAGGCGACTGCGGCCGGATCGCGCAGACGTAACCCTGGAGGGCCGTCAGTTTGTCGATCTCGCGCTGATCGTCGCCGACGACGCCGAAAACGCGTTCCGCAACCGCTGCGTCGACGTCTGCATAGGCGGCGGCACCATCGCCCACGCCGGCGGCGCTGGAAGCGCCGGGCATGCCGTCGCGACCGGCTGCCGTGCAGCGTCGGACGGCGACGCGCAACCGCTCAGTGCCAGCGGCAAGAGCAGCCCGCAGGCTGTGATTCTCAGCTTCATGCTCGTTCCTCTCCTTCGTGGTTCGTTGGTCGACGGCGGCCACCGCCGACGCGGCTGCGTCATTCGCGGCGATCGCGCGTCGCTCGGCGTCGAGCGCGGCACGCGAGATCGCGCCCAACGCTTCGGCGTGCCGTTGCGCATCGAGCGCACGCGCGGCCTGCTCGTCGGCGAGCCGACGCGCGCCGATCAGGTACTCGGCGCCCGCGCCTGCCGCCATGCCAAGCAAGGCGGCCAACAGATACGGAGCTGCTTTCGGCATCAGAGCCCCCGCTCGCAGATCGCGCGCTCTTCCGCACGCCGCTTCACCAGACCCGGTAGCGTGTCGCATACCGGCAGAGGCTTTTTCGTTTTCGGGTCGATAACGGTCCGGCAGTTCGCAAAGACCCACTGCGGCCGACCGCTATCGGATTCGTTGATCGCGCGGCACGCGCCGCGCAGGTCGCCCGCGTTGAAGCGCTTCGCCGTCGTGCTGTTGCAGTAGGCATGCGCGCCGACGTTGTATGCAAAGCTCACAGCCGCCGCGAGCTGATACGGACGATCTTTCAGCCCCGGCGTGCAACGCAGCACGGGTTCGGCGTGGGCGATCAGTTGCGTTTCGAGTGACGAGCGACACTCGGCCTCGCTGTACGCCCGGCCGACGACGACATCGCGCGTGTCGCCCATGCACTTTGTCGGGATGCCGACCGGATCGAGATACCCGACCAGTTTGACGCCCTCGAACTTCGGGACGACGGAAAAAAGAAGGGCTGCCGCAGCAGCCCCCACAACACCCACAAGAGTCGTCCTCCGCATTTCAGCCATCGTGCCTCTCCATCTCCAGAATGCGCATGTCCGATTCGCGCTGTTCCCGGCGATCCTTGCGCCACATAAAAAAGAAGTTGAGCCCAAACGTCGCGATTGCCGTCATGATCCCGACGATCACGCCGATATCCGTCAGCGTCAGTGAAGACGCAACAGCTGTAACACTTCCAACATAACTCGCCACCTCACTCGGACTCGCTCGCATCAGCCCCTCGCAATGAAAAAGGGCCGCCATATTTGGCGACCCGCTAAACGATTCCCGTCCCGTCAAGCACCATGAATCGCGAGTGATACTGCTCGCGAAAGCATGCGATATTCGGCGTTCTCCCACCGTTGTACAGCGCCGTTCCCCAAGACACATTCCCACCGTCAACGCGAATCGACGAGAGCTCAACCACTCCCGGGTCATAGCTCCACGCTCGATGAACGGAGTAGATGGCGGAAATCAGAACTGGCACGCCGTACGACCGAGAATGCCACGGCGGCGAAGGTGCGCCCTCGACTGTCCACCCAACACCGTTCATGTAATCCTCGAAGATCACATCGAGGACCCGGAGAAACGGCTTCGACGAATCCGCGACCAATCGTCCGCCAGCATCGAAAACCTGCAACCCGAAGCTTCCTGCGGCGACGGGTACTTGGTCGAACACGAACAGTCGGACGTTACATGGTCGCTCGGTGACAAACGTCACGGAATACGAACTTCCATTTCGCTTCGCACCCCACAGCGTGATTCCCACTGCGCCAGATGCGAGTACCGCGTACATCGGACCCGCCACTGACGAGAAAGTGAAAGTGACACTCGGAAGATCTATCATGAACGTCCGCCCAGCATCATTCCGTGCCAAAGGCAACGAACCGACCGCAGAATCCGCCGCCATCGATTGGACCATCTGGTAGTTCGGCGTTCGCCCGTCGATCTGATACACACCGGTATCAGTGAATGCCTGAAATCCTGCCGGCATCAATACACTCCAAAAACGATCCACCCGGGGACTCGGGTGTACGCGTTCGATCCGCTCGAGTTCGGGCTATACGACCAACTGATTCCCCCTGCATTAATCGAGACGACCGGCGACGGCTCGGCGCCCGATACACGAAAGAAAATCTGTTGCGGCATGAAGGCCCAAAACGGCTCCCCACCGGACATATCCGCCGCGACACTCCCATCGCTCCCGCCAGCCCAAGCAATCCCAACCACCCGTCCCGCTCGCGACTTGGCGTCGAGGATCGGACGACCTGCACCGTCGAAAATCTGAAGTCCGCTCGTCATCACCACATCCCCATGCGCACCCGCAGCACGCCGTTACCGTCGTAGACACGGACACTGCTACCATCCATCACAAGCCGATTTCCGCTGCCGTCCGCTGCGTTGATTTCGAACCAACCGGTCTTATCCAACCGCCATCCCTGCCGCCCCGCGATGTAGTTGTCGGACTGGATATAGTTGCCGATCATCGCGTTCGTGATCCAGCCTGCACCGATCAGCGCCTGCCGCAAAAACACTTGCCCGCCTTGCACAACGAACGGCGCGCCGATCACGCCCGCACCGTCCTCGTCGATCACGGCGAATCGCTTCGCAGACACAAGCACCTGCGATTCGACGATGCCGTTGTCGTTGTCCATGCCCACGCCGATCGATGCCATGTACTTGCGCCCGTCGACGGTCGTCTGCACCTTGATCTGATACGACGCCGCGACGCGTCCGTTCAAATCGGCGTAGGACTGCGCCACGGTTTGTACCGCGGCCGCGTTGTCGTTCACCTTCGCCTGTACAGTCGTGATGTCCTGCGCCATCGCACGATCAGCTTCGACACGCGCAATCGTCTCCTTCTGCACCGCGGCGTTCAGCAGATTCGAGCCCGAGTGCAGCTGGGCCGCGACTGTTTCGACTTTCTTCGCGACCGCCATATCGCCCTCGGCGATCGCCGCCTGCAGCGACCACACGCCAGCATTGAGCCTTTCGTCGCCCGCGTAGATCGTTGCGTCGCCGGCCATCGGCGGGGTGATCAGGTCGATCGGCGCGCGCAGCTCCGTGCCAAGCGCCGACTTCCCGATCTGGCCGGCGAAATACTTCTCGTAGTCGCTTTGATCCGTGCTCGGCTGCCCCTGCACGCCCGGCCCCTTCGCCGGAAACCACGGTCCGACGTTGCCGGACGTGTCGACCAGGCGCGCCCAGAAATAAAACACCTGCCCGACCGCGAGCCCCTGATACGACGTCGACGCCTGCGGATACGCGAAGTCGGAGAACTTGGTCGCGTCGTCGCGATTCGGCGTGCGGCTGTACCAGATCTCCGTTCGCTGCGTGTCGCCAGCGGAACCGTCACCCGGAAACGCCCATTTCAGATCGATCCCGTACACGATGCCCGCCGCAGTCAGCGACACGACCGACGGCGGCGGAGTGGTTTTCCCGGTCAGTTGCGTATCGACGCCGTACGCCGGAATCGACGTCACGCCGAGCGCGTTCTCGGCGCGCACCCGCGCGAGGTACTTGCCCTGATAGATTCCCGGCACCTCGACCTGTAGGCCGCCTGTCGACGGCACCTTCACCCACTCGCCGTTATCCTTCCGCCATTCGACGACGTAGCTTGTCGCGTGGTTCGCCGCATCCCACGCGATCACCATCGTTGTTTTCGAAATGCCCTGATCGACCACCGAGTATGTCGAGAGGCGGACGTTCGACGGCGGCGGCTGCACCGATGGCGGAACGATCGTGATCGGCCGTTGCTGAATCTGTGCGCCGTCGTCGATCGCCGCGTACTTCCCCGGCTCGTACTGCGTCGCGTTGATCGTGTAGACGATCTGGCCGTCGTCGTCGCTTTCCTGCACGCTCACCACGCGATACTGCTGCGCCGCGAGCTCGCGGCTTTCGATCATCCACACAGCGCCCGGCACCGGATCGGCGTCGAAGCGCTCGGCGAGCGTGACCGTGTCGCCGTCGACCGACTTGACCGCGCGCGCCTGGGCAATACCCGACGGCAGAATCGCCGTGAAGCGATCGCCGGCGGCGATTGTCGGCGCCTTGTCGAGCGTGATCCTTTCGCCAGCCGCTGCGCGGATGCGCCCGCCGATCCGGCGGCCGGCCTTCTTTGGGTCGGCAACGGCGATCACCTGTCCCGGCGCACAAAGCGTCCCATCGAGCCCGACCTGAAACGACACCGTCCCGGTCTCGTACCGCGACGTCAGCAACAGCCAGCGCCCGAGCCGGTGTGCCTGCGCCTGCGACGTGCAGCCGAACGCCGTGACCTCCGTCTTGATGACGCCATATCGCGCAATCCCGTCGTCGTCCTGCACGGGCTCGACAGCTTGCTTGTACTGGTTCGTCGGATCGTTGTAACTGACGAGCGCGACCGTGTAACGCGTCTTGCGTTCGCTGCCGACGTACTTGAATGAACCACCGACGACATTCGCGGCCGTGTACAGGTAGACCGGATCGGACGGCATATCGGCCGACGCGACCACCGACCCGGCGCCCCAGTACGAAATGCCGCGAAAGACGCTCGCGAGATCCTGTACCACCTTGAATGCGTCCGCGCGCGTCTGAAGCACGCAGTTGCAGGTGAAGCGCGGCTCCTTGCCGCCCTTCCCGTCGGACACGAGTTCGTCGCAGTAACGCGCGATTGCGTACAGCGCCCACTTATCGACCATCGAAGCATCGACACGGTCGCCCAATCCGTTGAGCTTGTCGAGAAGTAGGCCGTAGTAGACCCACGCCGGATTGTTCGTCCATGCTGCCTTGAACGTACCGTCCCATGTACCCGAATACGTACGCGTCTCCGGGTCGTAGTTTGTCGGGACTCGGAAGATCATCCCTCGCACGTGATACGAACGCACTGGCACGCTCGAGAACGAACGTGCGTCGAACGTCATACCGACAAGCGCCGTCATCGGATAGCGGAGCTTCCGATCGATGATCTCGGTAATCGCCTCGATGTTGATCGCGTCGGCGATCGTCGCCGTGTGCGCGTTCGGCGTGATGCGGCGCACGCGAATCAACCAACCATTTTTTGCGCGCGGCAGCTCGATCCGATGCGAGCGCTCATAGAGCGACGTTGTCTTGCCGTCGAACGCACCGGCCAGCACCTGCGCATACGACCCGCCGTCGACCGACAAGTCGATCGCATAGTCGACGCGATAGCCCGTGATATTGCCGTTCGACGTGTCCTGACGCTGTAGCGCCGGCACACCGAAGCGCACGCGCACCGCAGTCAGTTGCGTATTCTGGATTTGGCGCACCCACGGCGCGTCGGACGTCAGCGGCACGCCGACGCCGGCCTCACGCTCGACGGCCGGAAAACCCGGGATGTAGTCCTGATCCTGCGTGCCGGTTCGCGCGTCGACGGTGTAGTTCTGGAAATTCAGCGAGCCGTCCGCGTTCTGGATCGGCGTGCCGTCGAGATAGACCGACTGCAGGCCATTCACCAGCCCCACGATGGGCCCCGCCGAGATCACGTCGAGCACCTTCGCGCGCGCAATCGAATGCAGGCTGTCGGGCGATTCACTGCTGCCACCGCCACCACCACCTCCCTTGGCGCCGTAGATGCGCTTCACCCCGCCTTCAGCATGGACCTTCTTCAAACCTGATCCTCCGCATAGATTCCCGAACTGACCACCTTCGAGCCGACGACCATTTCGCCGATGACGAGCGGCACCGGCTCGCCCTGCGCAGCGCTGTTCACGGGTCCGTTGAAGTAGTACGACGTGCCGTTGTTCGCCGTCCCCGCGAGGCCGGCCTGTTGCGGACTGAGCATCTGCACGATGCCGCCCAGCGCCATCGACGCGCCGAGCCCCATCAGCGATGTGCCCCACGGCTGCGCGAAACCGAACGTCGCCACCGCGCCAACGGCAACGAGTGCGGCGCCGAGAATCGTGTTGAAGAGCCCGCCGCGCTTACTGCCGACGATTACCGGCGCAATGCGGATCTCGTCGCGCCCGACCGGATGCTCGAGCTCGTCCTCGTCGAGATTGCGCCGGCCGTTGAACACGGCGAACGTGAGGCCGGCGTCGCGCGCCGACGTCAGGAACGCACGAAAGCCGGGAATCAGCACCGATAGCGCGCGCACCGCCTCTGCGGTCGACGAGACGGCAAGGCGGTGAATGCGTCCGAAACGCACGCCGAGCGTGCCGTACAGCCTTATCATGCGAAGCGTCTCGCTCACTTCCTGTCTCCCACGTAGCGCAGCACCGTCGTGCAGCTGTCGGCCCACATTCCGCCCCACACCGCGCGCGTCGACAGACGCCCGTGCATGTGGTGCAGGAATTGCCCGTCACCGAGATACACGCCCGCGTGATTCGGCACACCGTTCTTGCTGCGGATCTGCATCAGCAGCACGTCGCCGACCTGCAACGTCACGTCGCGGCCGACGTCGAGAAAGCCAGCGTCCTGATAGTGGTTGAGGTAGAGATTCGATCGGCCATCGTTCCACCACTCGTCCTCGCGCTCGAAGTCGGGTAGCGCGACGCCGCGCTCGGCGAGATACCAGTCGCGCACGATCGCGTAGCAGTCGTGCACGCCATGGACGAACTGGCGGCCGACTAGTCGCGCGACGTAGCCTCCCGGCTCGAATTCGCACCAGTCGTCGATGCCGATCGAGCCATCGGCCTGCACGCCGAGCGACACGATCACCCATTTCGCGATGCCGCTGCGCCCGCACATCGTGCGGTCCTCGTCGGTCGGCTGTGCCGATGCGCCGGGATGCGAATGAACGAGAGCGACAATCTCGCCCATGTCTTCGGCCGCTGCGTAGTCCTCCGCTGCGAGCGCGAACTGGTCGGTTGGTGCGGCCGCGAGGTTGCGGCAGCGCACGTATATCTCGCCGCTCTCGGTCTTCACAACGAGCCCGCAGCACTCGCGCGGGTACTCGGCCAGCGCGTGCGCCGCGATAGCGTTCTTGATCTGTTCGTCCATAAAAAAACCCGCCGTGTGGCGGGTCCTCATATCGAAATTGGTTCGTGCGTCAGGCCATCGTGTCGCACAGGAAGCCGTCGAACGGCAATGGGTTGTTCACACCGAATCGACGTTCGCAACCGCTGATCTTCTTGCTGCATCGATCGAGCGCGGGATCGCTTACCGGGTTGTCGTCCTTGTCGAAACACGCCGCACCGATATAGCCGCACTCGGGACCGCGATACCCCAATTGGCAGATCGAAATGATCTGCCGCTTCGGCAGTTGCTGGCCGCCAAAGTCGAGCGGCGACGACAGCGTGAATTCGACGTGCAATCCCGGCTGCTCGTCGCTCTTCTGCTCGATCCGCCACTGCTGCGGCGGCAATTCTTCGTTCGGGTCCGCCGTCGGATTGCCGGCCGGAAAGTTCACGGCGTCGAGGTAGCGCGCGAGTGTCCGGCGCCGGAACACCTTCGCGCCGACGAGATCACCAAGCGCAACGCACAGCGCCGAAATCGTTCCGTTGATGTCACCCACCCGCAGCGTCGGCGATGGCTGCTGCGCGTCGGATGTCTGCTCGAAGCCGGTGGCCTGAATCGGCCACGACCTGTACTCGCGCCCCTGCCATACGATCGACGTCGACTGAAGATGCCGATGAAAGCGCAGCACGTCGGCGCCGATTTCCGTACAGTCGACTTCGAAAAACTCAATCAGACGGCCCGGCTCCAGCTGCTGGACGTCTGCCGTTACACTCACTTCGCCGCCTCCAATTCCGCAATCCGCCTGAGCGCGTCCTGTAACGCCGCATCCGTCTCGAGCAAGCCGGCCAACAGCACGCCGACGGCATTCGTGTAACGGAAGGTCAGCGACGGCCGCCCCTTCGACGGCCCGCTCTCGCCGAAAATTTCCTTGCCTCTCTCGTCGTACTGACGCACGATGAAATCGCCGTCCTCGTCGATCTCGGGCCCCTCGCCGAGCAGTTCCGGGAAATCCCACCACTCGTTTGCGATGACGCCAGCCTGTCGCCCCGCTTCCGGACTGCTTTTTTGCAGAAACGTCACGCCCCGCTTACCGCGCAGCCGTGCCATTACGTTCTCAAGCGTCTGGATATCGGATTTGAAAGCACGATCGGACGCCTGATTGAAATTCGAAGCGGTCAACACCCCGAACGTTGTAGCGTTGTAGTTGACGCACTGCAATTCGGCGACCGAGGTGTTGCTGGAAATCCGAAACTGCGCGCCAACTGTGTTGTTCAACCCGGAGAATCCAAGATAGCTGAGGCCGCCCATCCCGTTCAGGTATAGCGACGCTTGCGTATGAAGCCCGGTGGCACCGACGGCGATTTCCTGCGCCTGCGTAAACGTCTTCTTCGTCCCGACGTACTGCGGTGTGTCAAGCGTCATCGGTTGTGCAAGGTTACCGCTGTGCCAGAGATAGCCGAGGTATTTTCCGTCGACCGTCGCCCCGAGCTGGCCAGCCGTCTTCTTCCCCCAGTCGAATCGAAGAGCGTTCCCCTTGTCGCACACTGCGACTACCTCGTCGTTGACACGAAACGTATGGTCGCTGAGTAGGTATTGGTACGATCCTCCGGCGTCTAAAGACCACCACCCCACCGACCCGCTATTTCCGTAGAAATAGCCGGGCATCTTGCCAAGCACAAGGTGGCCTTCGTCGCTTTGAACCGCCGCAGACAGATCGCCGCCCACCGTCAGCTTGCCGCCGACAACCTCGTCCCACATCATTCGACCGCGCTCGGCGACGTGCCAGTTCTTCACACCGTCCGACACGTACTTCACCCAGTCGCCGGCATTCAGCACGTTCAGTTGAGACAGGTCGCCGGCTTGAAAACTGATCACGACCCTTCCCTGAACGTTGAACAAGTGAATACAGGAATTTGGCGGCACGGACGACGCGAGCGGAAACCCGACTTCCTTTCCCGGCTCGGCCATCCAAATCCCGAACCGCTTTCCGATATCGTCCGGCGTCAGGTTCGTACTATCGTTGAGATACCTGAGATCGAGCGGAGTCGAACGTTCGACTACACCGAAATTCTCGTTCGTCTTGATGTGCGCGACGCGGTTGTTGTCGCCGCCACTTCCGCTGGGTGGCTCGCCCAAGACGATTTTTTGAAGTATCGACATCTGAACTCCTATACAGAGAACGTCTCTTCGAACTGCGCCGTCATCGTGTAGACGGCGCCGTTCTTGATCGGCTCGGAGTACTTTTCGCAGACGAAGAGTCCGCGGGCGCGAAGCGGCGGCGTCCAGTAGAACGACTCCGCGCCCGCATGCCGATCGAGGAAATCGATGATCGCGGCAACCTTCGCCGCGTTACCGACAAACCGCAGATTGAATGTCGATTCGCGATTATTCAGGCCGTCCGCGGCCCGCTGGGTGTAGCCGTCGCCGAACTGGGCTTTGCGCACACGCAGAATCGTATCGCCGCCGTGCCCTTGTACCGTCGACGGCCATTCAAATGTGTCTTTCATCCTGCAATCCCGTTTTGCGCTCTCCACAAGGTTCCGCCCTGCCGGCGTTCACGTTGTATGAGCTCGCGTATCATCTGTTCCAGCATCTTTCGGAACTCCCCAACCGCGATCAGGCTCGCGGGGTTCGACGATCCGCCCTCGATCGAAACTGGCGCGCTGACCGAGATCCCGCCGTTGCGCGCCGGCGAATCCCCTCCTCCCGCGCTCCCGCCAACGAGCCCACCCGCGGCGAATCGCGCGAAGCCGGATCGCCCCGCTGCGTTCAATCGCTCAAGGTGTGCGCGCACGCCCGGCTGCGACACCACTGCGGCGCGGACCACGAACTCGCCGTTCGAAAGCTGCGCCGGGATGCTGTCGCTCGTGGACGTGCCCGGTCCCCACACTGCCCCGCCCGTCGCGAGATGAAAGCCATAGGCATTCGAGCCGACAGCCGCACTTGCCGCACCACCGAGCGCGCCGACGGCATCAGAGACACCGCCGAATCCCAAAGCGGAGCCGATCGCTCCGAACACCTGAGACATCGCCGCGCGCGCCGAAAACCGCGCGAGGTCGGCGATCATGCTGTCGATCAGTCCGCGGAAATTGAGCTTGCCCGACGCCGCGAACGACACGAGTGCATCCTCGGCATTGCGGAACGAACTCGTCAGCGCCTCCTCGGCCATCTGCGCTGCGTTCTGCGCGGATTCCTGATAGACCGCCATCGCCCGCTTCACGCCGACGCGCCAGTCGGCCTGCAACGCGAGCCGCTGCTCGAGATAGCCGCGCTCGCGCGCGACCTGCTCCGCCTCGGCCGTGTTGATGCGCTCGATCTCGGCGATGTACTCGGGCGAACCCAGCGTGCCGTCTTTTCGCGCGCCCTTCGTCAGTTCGTCCCGTCGACGGCGAAACTCGTCGCTCACGCGATTGATGGCCTGATTCAGCTCGCGCGCGTTGTCACCCATCGACATCGCCCCGAGTTCGCGCTGCACGTCACGCTGACGCTCGGCCGCGTAGTCGCCGAGCTCCGCGTCGATCTGCGCACTGCGCTCCTTCAGCCTGTTGATCGCGTCGCGATAGCGCACCTCCTTTTCCAGTTGCGACGCTTGCTCGTACATCCCGCGAATCGCCTGCTGATCGCGAAGTAGGCTCTTGTCGTCGTCCGACAGCTTCTTGCGCTTGCTGCGCAGATCCGTCACCTTTTGATCGAACGCGAGGAGATCCTTTTGCGACTGCGTCAGCTTGTCGGTTGCGACCGCCTCGACGCGCAGTTGCGCGATCCGCTGCCGGATGTTGTCGAGCATGCGCTCGCTTTCCAGCGAATGAACACCGCCCCCCTTCGCCGCGCGAGCCGCTGCCGCGTTGGTCGACACACGTGCTGTCTGTGCAGCGGCAGAGGCGACCGTCTCGTCGAAGGCTTGCTTTCCGCGCGCGGCGGCCGCGGCGCGAGCTGCGTCAGCATTGAAGCCGAATTTCTCGAACTTCTTGCTCGACAGATCGGCTTGGAACTCCTCAAGCGCCTTCGCGACCACCATCTGCTGATTCATCAGCGCGAGCTCGCGCGTCAGATTGTCGATGTTGGTTCGCGCCCCCGCTGCGGCTTTCGCATCCTTGTCGGCAATCGCTTTTTCGAGCGACTTGTATGCGTCCGCTCGTCCGGCGACGAGACCGGCCATGCGGGCCTGCGCATCATTCGCGCCCTTCGTCCGCGCTTCGTACTCGGCCTTCTGGCGGGCCGTCATACCGATGACGTCGGATTCTTCCCTGAGCTTGTGGACATATTTCTCCCACGCCTCCGATGCCATTCCGCCGGCGAAGAAGTTGTTCGCGTCAGAAAGCAGCCGAACGCCCTCGGCGGCCCCCCTTGCCGCAGCATCCATTGCAGCGAGTGCCTGTGCGCCTTTCTGCGAAGCGAGGCCCGCCGTGTCGATCGCGCCCGCGGCGCGCACCAGTTCCTCGCGCAGCGCTTCGCCGCCGCTCGTCGCCGACACGAAGCGGTCAATCAGTCGCCCGATCTCGCGCGATTTCTCGTCGACGCCGAGGTTCGACGTCTTGAGGCGATCCAGGCCGGCGAGGAATCGATCGAGCGCTGCCTGATCGGCATCCGAGACCACCGACGGCGCATCGCCAAACGTCGGCACCATGACACTTTGCGCCGCCCGCGTCGCCAAACTCCGATATGCCGACTGCGCGTCATCGGCCGCCCGCGACGCCTCTTGCTTCGTGCGCAGCCGCTCAGATTCCTGTAACAGCGGCGTCAGTTGCCGATATTTGTCGATGATCTGATCGAGCGGCGCCTGCATGTCGATCAGACTCGACGTCGCGCTGCTCGCGTTGTCGCGAAACAGCAGCCAGTTCGCGGCAGCCCCAAGCGCCACCGTGCCCACGGTCGCCAAAATCCCCGGTAAGCCGCCAACCGCCGCCAGCAAGCCGGAACCAACCGAGCGCATCATCGTGCCCGTACGCGCGAGCGCCGTCTGCGCCGTCGCCGCGCTTTCGGTCGCCGTCTTCAGACCCGCCGCGGTCGCGGTCGCCGCGCGCTCCGCTCGCTCACGAGCCTGCGTGGCAAGCGCGACATCACGCTCGGCTTGCGCAAGGCCGCGGTCCGTCTCGGCCAGCGACGCCGTATAACGCGCTTTGTCGATCGTGCCTTGCTTCGCTGCCGCCTCAAGCGCCGTACGCCGCTGCTGCGCGAGCGCGAGCGACGCTTCGGCGCGCTCGAGCTCCTGCTGTGCGGCTGCCGTCTCGCGAGCGATGATCGCCGCGTACGGCGTGCCCGTGATGCGCGCGCCGATTTCCTGACTGCCGGCGACGTTGGCGCGCGCCGTTGCGACGTGAGCTTGCGCCGTCGCCTCGACCGCCCGCGCTTCGGCAAGCTTCGCTTCCGTGTACTTGATCGAGCCAGCCGTCAATGCCGACTGCATCGCAAGGCTTTCGCGCATCGCTCGCATGCCCGCGAGCTCGGCCTGCGCTGAAGCCTCCGCCGCTTGCGCGTTCTGAAGCTTCGCCGCCGCGGCAGCGCGATCGCCCTGCGCTTTGGCGAGCGCTGCCTGTGCCGCCTCGTGTTGCTTGATCGTCTCCTCGACGAGCGCTCGCCGGGCGCCGACCCACGCTGTCGCCGCCTGCGTCGCCGCGACTGCGGATTGCCCAAAGTACACGGCGATCCGCCCAGCCGCGAGCGACACGCCGAGCTTCACGATGCCGTCGAGGTGCTCTGCGACGTACGTGATCCCCTGCGCGAGCTTTTGGCTCGCGCCGGTCGCGTCGTTCGCCTTCCCGACGTACGCGACGATCTCCGTTTGCAGGCGCGTCATCGCCTGCCCGACGGTCACATTGACCTTGCCGAACAGATCGTTCGTGCTCGCCCCGGCACGCGTCAGCGCGTCGATCAAATTTTCGACCGTAAGCTTGCCGTCTTCCGCCAGCGACTTGAGCTGAGCTGTGCTCGTGCCCATGCCCCGCGCGATCGCATCAGCGACGCCCGGCAGTTCCTCGAGCACGCTCTTCAGATCCTGCCCGCGCAACTGGCCGGCCGCGAACGCCTGCCCGAGCTGCACGATGCCGAGCCGGGCCGTGTCAGCCGACACGCCGGACAGCGCCACCGCTCTACTGATCGTCTCGACGAGCGGCCCGACCTGCTTGATGGTCAGCCCGAGATGCGACGTGTTGTTCGCGATCCGCTGATATAGCTCAGCCGTCGCATCGAGCGGTTGACGTGTGTCGCGCGCGATGCGCAGCACGTCGTTCTGCGCAATCGCAAAATCGATCTGGTCACGCGTGACGATCCGAAGGCGATTGCTCAGGTTCGTCCATTCGTCGGCGTACTCGATCAACTGATGCACGCCGAACGCCGCCGCAGCGGCCTGTGCGTACTCGCGGATCGAACTGCGCGCCGCGTCGAGCGCGCGCACCGTGACCTGCACGCTCGCGGCGTTCGAGGCAAACGCCGCATCCGCAGTGCGCCCGCCGTCGCGCACCGCATTGAAATACGAGCCGGCCGTCGACGAGAGACCGCGCATGCGGCGGTCGTATTCGGTCGTATTCGCCGTAACGCTGACGATCAGCTCGCGAAGGCTTGTTGCCATAGTGTTTTCTCGCCTACTTCGCCATGCGCATCAGGGCGGCTTGAAACGGATCGCCGCCCCCTTCCTCTCCCTCCGCCGTCGCGGGCTCGCCGGACCATCTTGGCATCATGTCCGACACCTTGACCTTTGCGCCCTGCGACTGAAACGCCGCCGCCGCGATCATCGCCGCATGCAGATCCGCACGATCATCTGCAACCGGCGATTCCGCGTCGTACCCGATCCAGAGACTCAGCTCGGCGGATGACATCTGCTCGCACAGCTCGGCCAACGTCTTGCCGAGCCGCAGCGCAAGCGACATCAGGAAGCGGAGGCCTGGGGTTCGGCAGAGGGCTTTTTTGCGTCTTCGACCGGGTCGACGTCGAGCTTGCCGAATTCGAGCGCCTTCACGACGATGCGGTTGTGCACGGGGCCGAACGCAGCCGCGACCGCGGTTGCATCGTCGTCCGAGAATAGCCGCCGCCAACCATCCGGCGTTTCACCGAACACGACACGAACGAACAGCCGCGCATTCGCCTGCATGTGCGCGTCGTCGCTCGCGCGCGTGAACTTCTCGCGAACCGCCGTTTCGTCGTCGCCCTCCGTTACCCCGGCGATGTCCCGAAGCGCTTCGATCCAGAACATGCGATCGCCAACCGTCGGCTCGCGCACGGCGATCTTCTCGTCGTTCCACTCCGGCACGGTCATCAGCTCGTGCCGCCAGCCGGTCAGCGGATTGAGCGCAGCTGCGCGCAGATCCGACAGCCCTTGAATTTCGTTTTCCACGTACATCTCCTATCTGCATTCTGAAATTACGCCGCCGGCGGCGGTACGATCTTCGGCGCACCGCTCAGCCGAATGCTGTAGCTGGACGAGATGATCGCGTTCACCCCGCCGGACCACGAGTACTGGCGCACCATGCCGATCATCAGGAATTGCGATTTGTCGGAGAACGTGACGCGCAAGACGTGCTTCGCTTTCGTGGAGTGCGCAGCACGCAAGATCAACTGCCCCTCGTCGTCCGACGAGTAATTGCCCTGGACTGAGAATTCGCCCGGATCACCGAGGCCGAGCTCGGATTCCTTTTGCTCGCTAGCGAACGTCGTCGCGTCGATCTCTTCGGACTGGCCACCCTGCCACTGGATTTGCTTGGTGGTCGTGTTGAGATCAACGAAGGTGATGTCGTTCGCATCGAGGTCGTACGACGGCACCTTCGAAACTTCAACCTTGGTTCCCTGCGATCGGATACGCTTGCTTCTTTCGGCCATAAGCCCCTCACAAATGAAACGGCCCGCACGCGGCGGGCCAAATGAATCGTCGTGGTGCAGGTCAAAACTCGACCGACAGTTCCAAGCTGACGCGGAAAAGTCCTGTGTCCGCCGAATAGTCGTCCGGCAGCTCGTCGACACCTCCAACCGAGAACCGATCCTGAACTGACATCGCGCGATCAACCGCCAGATCGGCAAGACGGTCCGCGTCGGTAAACGTCGGTGCGTAGCAGTCGATCTGATACGAACCAGAACGGCCACCAGTCGGGCCGGCAAGTGCCATATCGAGCGCGCCGTGAACGCGCGTGACGACGAAATACCGCGCCGGCGCCTTCTCCGGTGCGACGCCGAGATACCCCTTCGCACCACCTATGCCCTGCAAGGCGTCACGGACTACGATCACGCTCACCGCCGCCCTCCGAGCGCTTGATCGATCGCGCGCGCCAACTCGGTGCGAATCGCCCCTTCAGCCTCGCCAATCGACGCATCGAACGCCGGTCGCATAAACGGCTGCGCCTTCATGTGCTGTGTGCCGAACTCGTCGAAGCGCCAATAAAACGCGTTGTTCGGCGAATCGGCCTTGCCCTTCGTCCGGACGCGTACGCCTGCTGTCGCCAAGCCCGGAGCGTCCTTCTGCCGAAGTGCTGCTGAGACGATATTGCGGCGCAGCTTGCCGGTTTTCTTCGGTGCGCGCTTACGCGCCTCATCGCGTATCACCTTCGCACCGGCCACCGTCGCGCGCCGAAGCGCCTTCGTCGACTGCGATTTCGCCAGCCTTTCGAAATCCGCAAGCAGGTCGGCGAGCCCGACGATCTGAATGCTAGACATACTTTTCTCCCACCTTCACCGATAGGTCGAGATACCCCCGTTTGCGCGCGGGCAGTACGGCCGTGATGTCGTAGAGCCGGCCGTCGTAGCGAACGCGCATCTGCTCGTCGATACCGGCTCGATAGCGGATGCGCATGCTTGCGATCGTTGCACCACGAACCGCGCCGGAGATGACGTGCTCCTTTCCGTTCAGAAAGAGAACATCGGCCCACGGCCGCGCATGCACGATCCACGCTCCCGGAATCGGCTCATCGTTCTCATTCGTCTCACCGCTCGGCCGCTCGATGACGATCCGCTCCTTCAATTTTCCCGTTTTCATCAGAACCTCGGCGGAACAGTGATCGGATTGAGCAGGACGTCGGCATATCCGCCCGGCATTTCTCCTATGGGCTGCCCCTCCGAGAAGAGCTCTCGATGGTCGTAGGCCCATGCGGCTGCGAGCAGCATCCAAGTTCGCACCGACGGGTATCGCGCAAGGTCGACGCCTGCCTGGTACGTGATCGTCACGGCGCGCGCGAAAGGCCAACGCGCTTGCCCCTCGGGAACAAGAAGCGCCTCTCGCCCCAACTGAACAAGCTCGAAGGCGTCGGCGTCGAGCGTCGTTGTCGCTCCCGATGCATCGCGGATCTCAATGCTGTCGACGCGGATAACCTGCCCGACAGACAATGAAATCTCGGCAAGCGGAAACCCCGACAGGCGCTCCACGTAGCGCGCCTTGCGTATCGCCGCGCCAGACTTGCTCTCGGCCGCTTGCCGCGCGCCGGGGATCACGATGCGCTCGACGAAATCCCGTTCGTCGTCGTCATCGATGCGGCACTGAAAGGCTACCTCCTCGAACGTGAGCGGCTCCGCGTCGTCCAGATATTCGACGAGAACAGCAGCCATATCACGTTACCCCTTCGCTAAGGTGGGCTTGGCACTCTCGCCCTTCGCCGATACTTTTGCGCTCTTCGCATCCGCCTCATGAGCCGACGCAATATCGGCATCGACGAGTTTGTCCGCATGCTCGTCATCGAACCCTGCGATGTCGCCGGGCGTGTACTTCCCGTAATGCCGCTCGAACTTGACCACTTTCATGTTTCTCTCCGATGCGCGGCCCGCTTACAAACGGGCGGACCGCGCGATTGCGACTTCGCTTACGCGCCCCAGGCCACGCCGGACAGCACCGCGATCGACTCGACGTGACGCGGGCCGAAGTCGTTCTTTGCGATCACCCGGATCAGCGTCTGGTCGCGCTGAAACGCACTGACCATGTGACCATCGGCGTCCTTGTAGGTGGCTTCCTTGCTGTAGTCGATCTCCAGCGTTTCTTCCTCGCCGATGAAGACGTCGCCGAAGTCGGTGAAATAGATCTCCGACTCTTTGCCGGCTTCACCGAGATTGATCGGCACTTGCGTGGTTTTGCCTACCGGGTAGCCCTTCAGCATGCCGTTGGCGAGTTCCGAATAGACCTTGTTGCCGTTCCCGTCACGCAGACCTTCGAGGAAGCGGAACGTACGCGGGGCCATGATCCAGCCAGGCTGCGTCAGATTGGCGTCGGCATTTTCGAGCGCGAGAATGGCTTTGCCGAGGTCCGTTTCGATCTTCTGCAACGTCGAGCCGTCGCTTGCCGTAATGACGTTACCGGGGAGTGCCCAGAAGCGGAGGCCCTTCGGCGTGTTTGCCGTGCCGTCGTCGCGAATAAACGCCTTGTCTTCGCGTGCACCGATCGCCGCGGTGAGGTCGCCAACCACGATCTGATCGACGTTCGGATTCACGCCGGCGTATTTGATGAGATCGTTGGCGATTGGTACCAGCGCAGCCATCTTCTTCGCCGTCAGTTTCAAATCGTCGAACTGCTGTTGTGTCGTCGGGATATCGGTGTCAGCGCCGATGTAGCCGACGATCGCACCGCCCTTCAGGCGCGGGATAGTGATGTTGCCGTTCGAGAGCGGCAGCGTGCGCGCGCCGAGCTTGCGAACGACGGACTTCGGACGCAGCAGTTCGATGACCTCGCTCGACAGGTTCTCAGGCACCAGGACGCCGCCAGCGCCCGGCGAAAGGGTATTAAGCGACATTGCGACTTCTTCGCCGAAACCGCGCTCGATCGCGAGCTTCGAGGCAAGCTGCGCGTCGCCGCGCGCCGCAGCGAGCGCGCGTACCATGCGCGCCATCTTCGCGCCCTTTACTTCCGGGGCTTTCGGTTGTGCATACACGGGCGCGGCGGCCGGAGCCGTGACGGCAGCCGGATTCGGGTCAACCGGAACGGCCGCGGCAGCCGCCATGCGTTCAGCGGCTTCCGCGCGTTCGATCTGCGCGGTCAGTTCGTTGAATTTCGAACTGAGTTGATCGAACTCGGCCTGTTGCTCGACCGACAGCGCCGTGCCACCCACCTCGATTTGTGCCAACGCTTGCACCCGCTGATTGACAGCTGCGCGTTCGCGGCGGAGTTCATTGACATTCACTACTCTTCTCCAAAAAAAATGCCGCCCGAAGGCGGCAGTGCTTGACTGAGACGCGAACGCGCTCCAGTGCAGAATGACGGGAATCCGATTTCTGACGACTCGTTACGTCATGGCCTGCATGTTCATCGCGGCTGCACGGGCCGAAACGCTACGGCGCGTGTTCGAGCTTTGACGACCGGCTCGGGAAGCGCGAACTTCGGCTGCGATGCGATTGATCGCTGCCTGTGGCGTCTCAACGCTGTCCGCGAGCCCAGCCTCAACGCCCTTCTGTCCGAAGAAGATGCCCGCCTGCGTGTCCTTTACCGCTTGCGTACTCAAACCACGGAAGTTCGCGATTGCATCGACGAACTGCTTGTAGCTGTTTTGCACCATGCTCGTCAGGAACGTAAGAGACTGGTCGCTCAGCGGCTCATGAGGCGTGAGATCATTCTTATGGTCCCCGGCAAATACCGACGTCACCTTGATCCCCTGCAGCTCGTCCCGCTTCGAAACATCGAGATGGTTGGCGATGACGCCAATCGACCCTACGCCCGAAGTGCGGCTGACGATCACCTTCGATGCAGCGGCTGCGATCAGGTAGCCGCCCGAGAAAGCCGAGAAGTTGACGATTGCTGTGATCGGCTTCATCAACGAGGCAGCGCGGATGTCGTCCGCCAGTTCGAACGCGCCGGTCGCGCTCCCGCCGTTGCTGTCGATGTCGAGCACGATATGTTCGACGGCCGGATCTGCGACCGCCTGATTCACTGCGGCGCGCAAGCCCTCATAGCTCGTCATCGGCTCGCAGGGGTTCATGTGTGCGGATCGCGATACGAGAATCCCCGACACCGGAATGATGTCCATGCCGGTATCGGATACCAGGGCACGCCGGCGCTCCGATGCAGCAGCCATCTGCGCACCGCTTTCGAATTCGCCGTCTTCCATGATCTTCGGCTGCACGCCGTTCACGGTCAGATTGACAATGTTCAAATTGAGCGCGTGATTCGCCCATTGCACCGCGAGCGACATCATCGGGTCCGTAACGAGCTGTGGCTGATTGAAAATCAGACTTGCCAGTCTGAGGTGCGGTTTCAAGAAAGGACCCTCCTAATTTCGTCGATTGCCGCTTTCGTCGGCTCGGTTTTGCCGACGGGAAGCGGCTGCGGCTTCGACGCGTCGACCATGTTCATCGGACTCAGGTAGATGTCGCCGCCCTTGACGGGCGGCATGTTCTCAAGCCGCCGAATGTCGTTGATCGACAGCCAGCCCCACTGGCGTCCGACCGCGTATGCGGCGTAGCGCGACGACTGATCTCCTCGCAACAGCCCTCCGAGGTTGTATTCGATGAAGTACTGCTTGCGCTCCGACGGCAACAGGAGATCGCGCGTTTTCGCCTGCTCATGCCGCTTGACCCACGGCAACAGCGTGTAGATGACGAACTGGAGCGACTGGTGCTCGATGTTGCTGAACGTCGCCCGCTCCAACTCGTTCACCATGTGGGCCGGAATCTTGTAGATCCGCGCGATATCGAGCGCCGAGAGCCGCAGCGCATCAATCAGTGCCGCGTCAACGTTCGTCATCGACAGTGGCTTGAACGTCATACCCTCCTGGAGAAGCGCGACTTTCTTCGCGTTTCCAGATCCGCCGAACTTTTCGTTCCAACCATCGGTGATGCGATCCACGCTGGTTTGGTCCTTGAGCGCCGGGGCATCCTTCGGCCGCTCGATCACACCCGACAGCGCCGTGCCGTTCATGAACGACTTGCCGGCGTACTGCTGGATCGCCTGCGCATACCCGATCGCGTTCGCATGAAGCAAGACCGGTGACAACCCTGTGTAACCGTTGATCGACATCCAGCGAACGTGATGCACCATCCGCCTCGGCATAGGATCGAACCCATAGACCCGATAGACCGGCATCAGGTCCGCGCCTTTCATGACCGTGACCGCCTCGTTATCCAGCGGATACAGCCCTTGAATGACACCGTCTTGATCGCGATCGATGAAGCTGTAGCTGTTGCCGCGAAGACCGGCAGCTACCTGTGACTGCTCCTGAAACTCAAACGGCGTCTGCCACGGATTCGGCTGGTATTTGAGGATCGAATACAGGGGGTGATCGATCGCCGGCTTTCTGTCGTCGCCCGAGCGTTCGTACAGCTCGATCGGCAACTGCGCGATGCTCTCCGAAAGAAGCGTGACGCAGTTTTGCAGGACCGTCAGCGACAACGCACTTGCGGGGGTGACGACCTGACCGGATTCCGACCGGGAGCGGCCTAACAGTGCCGATACCCATCCTCCACCGCCCATCTGCGCCTGACCGCCGTTGGACAGCAATTGCCTACTGAAAAACATGGGCTACTCCTTCGACGGGACTGCACGTGCGGCGCGGGCCGACGCCAGATCCGCCAGAAACGCCCACATCAAAAGCAGGACGCCCGCAACGATCAAGCCGACCGGCAAGCTGATCATTGCCACGCCGGTCACAAGCAACGCAAACCCAAGCAGGCCGGCCACCCAAGCCGCAATGCCAATTGAATTCAAACGCCTACTCCTTGATCGTAGATCGACTCAGAATCGACTCGATCGGCCAGCATGGCCCGACCTATCGCCATAATCAGCGCAACAGCACCGTCGATTTTGTTGTCGTTACCCTGCTTGATCGGGCGCACCACGTCATCGTTGCCCGGCAGGTTCTTGCCGATGACATTGCTGATACACCATGTCATGATCGGGTTGCCGTCGTGATGGAATCGGCCCGCCGTAATCGCCGCCTCAAGCTCCTTCATTGGGTCCGACATGTTCGTGTAGTTCTGCACGATCGTGACCGGCGTCAGCCCTTCGTCCTCGAGCTGATGAGCCAGATTCGTCGCGCCATGCGGATCGAGCGGAGTACATTGCACCGGGCACAACCGGTTCGCATCCTTCGCCTCCTCGAGAATGTCGCGATAGTCGATCTCCGCGCCGTCCGTTTCGAGCAGAACGCCCTGATTGACCCATGCCTGATATCGCTCCGCCATACGGCGGTTTTCGGTATTGCGCACAGTGTCTTCGGGTACCCAGAACCGCGGCACAACGCAGAAGTAGTGCCGCCGCCCATCGATGTCGCGCCAGAAAAGCCGAGCCATGCTGTTCAGGTCGAGTTTGCGCGCCATGTCGAGCGCGAGCACGCAATCTTGCCCCTCGAACTGCTCGAGGGTCAGCGATCGGTTTTCGCATGCTTTCCAGTCTTCAAGGTTGAAATAGCCAGCCTTGGCCGACGTCCAGACGTTTAAATGCTTCGTCTTAAACGTGTTTGTGAAGCGTGCAGACTTGATTGCGCGCTGTTGCTGGCTTTCGAGATACTCCTGATAGACCGAGATCCCGATGTTCGGATTGGCTTTCGCCAGCACGCGCGGATCGGTCCAATCGTCCCCTTCGTCGATGGTCCAAATCCAGCCGAAGAGCTCGTCGTCGGGCACCGTCCCTTCGAGCATTTCGATCACCTGCCTGCGCTTGTCGAAGCACGGCCCCTCGATGTTCGCGCCCGCAGTCGTGATGATGAACATGAGCGGCTGTCGACGCGCGCCCATGCCAGTCAGCATCGTTTCGTACAATGCCGCGCTGTCGTGCTCGTGATACTCGTCTACGATCGCACACGACGGCGACGCGCCATCGCCCGGGTTGCCGATGATCGGCTCAAACCGGCTGCCGTCGGCTGGCTTGTTCATGTTCGAGGCATTCACCTCGATTCCAGCCGACTCAATCAGCATGGGCGAACGCTTGACCATCAGCTGTGCCGGACGAAATACCTCCCACGCCTGCTTTTCGGTCGTCGCGCCCGCATATACCTCCGCACCGAACTCGTCGTCGAGGACGAACATACCGATGCCAACGCCCGCGGCAATCACCGATTTGCCGTTCTTTCTCGGGACCTCCCAGTAGCTTTCTCGAAACCGGCGCTTGCCGGTGCGCTTATTAAGCCATCCGAACGTCGCCATCAGGCCGAACTTCTGCCACGGCTCTAGCGTTACCAGTTGCCCCTTGAACGCCCACTCGCCCTTCGTGTGCGGCAGCAGCTCAATGAGTGCGAGCTTCCGCTCGGCCACCTCCGGATCGAACTTCCAGCGGAAGTCCTTCTTTCGGCTCGCAGCAAGGTCGTCAAGGTGGCGCTTGCAAGCGAGTTGCACATACCGACAAGCGGAGCGCTTGCCACGAACGACTTCTCGCGCGAACTTGAGCCCCTGCTCTACGCGCGGGAAATTCGTCGCCATGTCTTCCAATCATTTGCCGAGCAGCTTCGCGAAAGGGTTGTCCGTTGCTTTCGGCTTTGCGCCGACCAGGCGCTGCCGGCTCGCCGGGTCGAGCCCCAGCATTGCGCCGAAGCTTGCCATTTGTGCCGCCGCTTCCTTCACAACGGTCGCAGCTGGATTCTTCATCGGACTGCCTTGCGAGCTGTCGACGACAGGGCCGTTGCGAGTCAAATCGTCCTGGGCGGTCCTCCAGTTGCCGTAGGCCGCACAGAAGATTTCTACAATGTGCAGGTCGGTCACTTGCAAGATGTTTTGTCCACAAAGCAGCGGCACAACGCGCTCCCACATGCCCCGCGCCTCGCCGACAATCCAGTCCGGCGGCTCGATGTTCGTGACCAAGCCGAAGTCCGGCTCGTCCTTATTCAGCGCGCGTTTGCCGGGATTTCCCGCAGCGATTTTCCGTGCCGTCGGCTTGGGTTTTCTGCCCCGGCCCGGCACTGTCGCGATACCTCCCACTGGCAAACTCCTGAATTTTTAATTTCGCGGGCGTGAAAATTCGACGAAGCGGGCGGTCCCGGAGGCGACACCTCCTAGACTTTTTCACCCCCCTCCCCGCCCGGCGCATACGCCGGGCGGGCAACGACGGGCGCAGCCACCACCACGTCACCTCAACCTCTCGCGCGCCGTCTTCGCCGCGTGACAGTCACGGCAGATCGCTTGCAGGTTCTCGTCGTGGTCGGTGCCACCCCGCGCCTTCGAAATAACGTGGTCAACCGCAGTGGCGACAGTCACGCGCCCTGCTTGCAAACAGGGCTGACAGAGGCCACTGTCGCGGCGTAAGATGCGCTGCCTGATCTTGTCCCACGCGGTTCCGTATCCCCGCGCATGACGATTGCCGCGCACCGCGTCGGACTTCCACTTGACGGCCTCGTGCGCATGTTGATCGCAGTGCGACTTACCATCCGCGACGAGCGCACCGCACCCCCGGTGCTTGCACGGCTTCATCGGGCGTCGTGCCATCTCTACAAATCCGCTAACTTTGTTTGCATGTTTGTTAGCAATGTGCTAACATGCGTTCATGCACTCAATCGAATTCACCAAACAAGCCGCCCAAGCCCTCAAGGCAATGCCGCGCAACATTTCGGCGACGATTCGGGCAAAGATCGATGCACTGGCAGTTGACCCCTACGCACCGAATCCGAACGCGAAAAAGTTGGCGGGCCAGCCCGGCTACCGGCTCCGAGTTGGCGATTGGCGTGTGTTGTACGAAATCGAAGATGGCCGCGTCGTGATCGTTGTGCTGGCCGTCAAACCCCGTGGAGGTGCCTACAAATGACCGAAGTTCAATTTATCGAGCAGGACGGCCACCGGGCCTTTGCCGTGGTCCCCATCGAACTGTGGGACCGCGTGAAGGACCTGATCGAAGACCTCGAAGATGAAGCGCTCTACGCGCAGGCCAAGGCAAGCGACGACGGCCGCCGCATCCCGGCCGCTGTGCTCGATGCTGAACTGGCGGGCGATCACCCTGTTCGAGCTTGGCGCAATCATCTGCGCATGACGCAAGATGCGCTCGCCGCAGCAGCCGGCATCAGCAAACCGTATCTCAGCCAAATCGAAACCCGGCAGCGCGTCGGTACTACCGACGTGCTGTCTAAGATCGCCAGCGCACTTGCCGTGCCCGTCGACGACTTGATCGAGTTGCCGCCTGCACAGTCGTAACGCAATGTCGCTCGTCTCGTCGATCTGCGTAATGCAGTCGCATGAACTCGATGACCGCCACAGCCGCACGCTCCCAGTGCGGACGACGGTGAAACATCAGAACAGCCATATCAGTTCCGGGCGCGGAAACGAAAAAGCCCGCGAGGCTTTCACCTTGCGGGCTTCATTTGGGCGCACCTCGCGCCCGACGTCGTCAATATAGCGAAACGCGGCGCGGTTTACAACCCCTTTTTTATAACGACATCGTCGGTCGGCAATCACGCAGGCTGGTGCTCCTTCAGCCACTCGCGCAACGCATCATTCATGCGCGTCTGCCAACCTTCGCCCGTCGCTTTGAAGGCGTCGACAATGTCGACGTCATAGCGCACGGTCAATTGCACCTTGGGCGCTTCGAGCGGCGGACGACCACGCTTGCCTCGCCGCGTCATCTTCGCGAAGTCTTCCGCCGGCACTTCGAACGTGTCGGGATCGGCCGCGATGCCGCGGTTGATTGCCGCGTCTTCCTCGTCCGTCGGCATGACGATCTTACGCTTGCTCGACATAGCTCTTGGCCTCCCGCTTGTTCGCCTTACGCATGCTGATGATGTGCATCGAGTCGCCGCGCTGCGTGAACACCACGCAATAGAGGCGATCGCCGATCACACCGAACCCGACTTCGCGCACTTCACTGTAGTCGCGTCGGTCGTCCACGTAGGACAACACGTCCTGACCAGTCGAGTTGCGCTGCAAGCGCCAACGACACTCCATGCTTGGCAATGTTCGTTTCGTTCTTGGTCGGGTCAAAGGTGATGTCCATGCAAATTATTGTAGCTACGATAAATGTTCAATGCAAGGGATATTTGTAGCTACAGTAATTCGGGACACTTCAGCAGGCCGCGACGTTTCAGCGGCCCAAGAATCGACCACTTCGCCTGCTGATACGTCGCATGCGCGTCCAGCAAAGCGGACCGGCGAGGATTGAGCCAGACGCGCGCACCGCATTCCCGGTTCATCTCGCTAACGCGCTTCGCCTTCATGTGCTGCTGAATCGCTGCGCGCTCCTGCCATGCCAATGCATCGACGCAGACGTCAACCAGTTCCGCGCGCCGCTTTGCCGCCTTCCGATCGGCCTTCTCTGCTCGTTCCTCCGCCGTTTCGGTCCGGTCGTCTTCGGCGAAGCCTCGGCACGTGGCGGCGACCCTTCCATGTCCGAGGTTCGGTGTGTATCCCGATTGCCAGTCGTACCACTCGTCGAGCAGTTCCTCTATCTGGTTGCTCTCGTCGATCGTCGGTTCGTTTTGCTCGTTCATGGCAGGACTCGAAACGGGATTCCCCAGTACATCAGCCAGTTAATCAGGACAGTGCGTATCTCCTCGCTGCGTGGAAACCGCATCTCGATTTGGCCGCCCTTGAGTTCGACGCCTTCGAGCGGACAGCCCGGAAACGCGATGACGCGGCGACCCGTGCTTGCTTCGTTGCGACGCACCGCCATCTTTGCCACGGGCTCCGCAATCTCGCCCTGGTCGAAGTAGAGATAGGCGCTCACGACATCCCCCGCACGTCCCATGCATCATCACCACTCTTGATGAACGCGCCGAGCACACGCGAGCTCCGGTTTCGATACGCGTATGCCTTCGTCCGGAAAACGCCCGGCTCCACCCAACGGCCATCGCACTGTGGGATACGCGATCGGTGCATTTCGGGAATAAACGCATCCACCTCGACGGCCGTGACCAACTGGCGCTTAACGGTGGCGATTCGAGCGATTCGAAATACTGTCGCGTCGATCTCGCGCTTCCGCTCACAGACGATAATTCCGCCACGTCCGCGATGTCTCGGCACGCTATACGAACCGTCCGGAATCTCAACCCACATCCTCACTGGCAATTTGCTTCTCCCATCTTTCGAGCCCGTACCGGCTCCCATTCCTCATATGCCCGATCCCACACATCGAACTTGGCCTGCTTCGGCGTGCCGACCCGGTTCTGATCGATCCACGCGTGACACGCGACGCAACCGGGAACCGTAAATTCGTTTCTCGCCTTCATCGCCCCGGCCTTCCCGTGGCGCGATTGGTTCGAGTGGCACGGCACAACGGTTTCGTCGAGCGGGTTAAGACGGCACACACCCGGCACACGCAGAAAGCACGGTTCGCCGCGGCACGCCGCCAAATACTTCGAACCCTCGGCGACGGTCGGCCGCTTGATCCGCTTCACGATCGCCTTCTGACGCTTCAGCGTCGCCGTTCGCGTCAGGCTGCTGAACGGCGAATGCGGCTTTCGTTTGAATCCCGTTCGCTTCATTGGCGCTGATCGCTTCACGACTCGACCTTCCAGCCAAACTTCGATGCGACATAGGCGCGCATAGCAGCGATGAGCGGCGTTGCGCCAGTTCCATCTGGCGCATCCGTCTCGTAACAACTCCCCCTCGTCCACGCGCCCCACTCCCTGCCGTAGCCGTAGAGATTTATGCTGATCCTCTCGCGCTCAATGACCCGACCACCAATCGCCCAGTCCGTCGACGGCGACCACGGTTCATATTCGATCCATTCGTGTGACGTCTCCCGACCTTGCATGCACCGACCGCCGAGGATCGTCGGATGCCAACCAGCCGCACGGCCGACCCAATAGTCGAGTTGAGCGCCTTGTAGTTCGCTGACCTTCATGCGATTCCCCTTGCCCGCCGCACCATTTCGCCGATAACGAATGTAGCGAGCTGAATCGAACGTTCGCGCGCACTGCGCTGCTCGGCGACGCGGATCTGCTCACGATCGCGCCACGAGAGAATGACCTCCGGAAACGGTTTCCCCGTCCATCGATAGCCGTATGGCCGCCGGCGTCCGACCTTCCGCAGATAGCCGTGCTCGACCAGCCGCGGCGTGCCCTTCACGTCCTCGACGACTTGCTTTCCGTCCCGCGTGTAGACGAAGTCGGCGATGTAACGCAGCGCCGGGCGCTTCCGACTTGCGATGACCACACCGGGTGCGAGCTCGAAGACGACCTGACGCCGAAGACCGCTGATCAGCCCGACGTCTTGTTGCTTGATCAACTCGAACCATCGCGACCGCTCGCGCTTGCTGTCGAACCTGATGCCGTCGTGCTCGCACTTCGTGTTGCGGTACTTCGAGCGCTTCGCCGTCATTACCGGCGTGAAGAGTGGCCGGTCGAGGTCGCCGGATGCGATTTCGTCGAATTCGGAGTTCGGCTGCTTGCCCGTGCGGCGCGCCAGCTCGCGCTCGGCGAAGCTGCGACCGATAGTTCGGTCGTCGCGCACGCGTGCCGTGCCAACCATCGCCGTACCCTCGGGAACGACGAGCGGCCATGAAGCGCGCTTCGTCACGTCGCCTCCTGATCGCGCGGGATGTCGTTGAAGTACCGGTACAACTGCTCGTAGGTCTCATTCCCAAAGCGACCAGCCTCGCGAAGCATTTCCTCCATCGCCTCGCCGGGCCCGTCCGCCTTGACGACGCGCGCCTTAAAACGCATGAACACTTCGCCCTCGCGCTGCTCGATGCCGAGTTGCTTACCGCGGTCAGTGACACCCTGCGCGCTCTTGTGCCAGTCGGCAGGAACGTCCTGTCCGCTCGTCGCCGTGCTGTCTGACTTCACCGGGAACAGCCCCGTCCAGCCGCGCAGCACCGCTTCGTCGATGCAGTCCGCCGGGGCATGCCCAAGCTCTCTCAGCTTCTCGAGGCGGCGCAGCGACACCTTCGCCGCCGGGCGTGTCCACGGCGCCGACTTCTCCGCCGCTTTCGCCTCGCGGTGCTCGCACCAGTCGAGCCACGCGTCGACGGACAACCAGTCGGGCAGCTCGATTGATCGCAGTTCGCCATGCAACGCAACTCGCGGCGCACGCCGCGCGGGTTGATGGTTCTCTGATGGTTCTATGACGGTTCCTGATGATTCGGGTGCAAAAGCTTTGCACCCTTTAGTGCTGTGATTTGCACCCTTTATGTCGCCAGTTGCACCCTTTACGTCGTCGTTTGCACCCTTTCCATTGGGTGCATTTTTTGCACCCTTTGAACCCGACGAAATGGGCGCAAGTTCTGCACCGTTTATCCAGTCCGAATTGATTCGGTATTCGCGCGTATTCCCACGCCCGCCCTTCGACTCGCTCACGAGAATTAGCCAGCCCGACTGCTGCATCCGGCGAAGCTGGTACTGCACTGCACGCGGCGATTGGCGCGTCTTCGCAGCCAACTTGTCGACGCTCGGATAGATGTGCGTCCCGTCATCGTGCGAATGGTCCGCAAGTGCCAGCGCGAGAATCATCTCGCCGCCGCCTTCCGGATAGCGCTCGAACACCGCGTTCATAACCTTGACGCTCATAGGCTCCTCAGTGCCCGCACGGCAACGCGCCGTGAGCGTCAGTCTTTGCGCCACATGACAGACACGTACGCGTGGCCGCTGCGCGAGCTGTCACCGCAACGGGCGTCACTTCGCCAGCGCGCGCCGGAACGGGCTCTTTGATGTCGGTCGGAGTCAAGACGCTCTCCCGAGAGTCAAGCGATAGGCGCTCGGGTGACCGGGCCGGCGCGTAATGCGCAGCGCACCGGCCTCCTCCAACGTGCGAAGGGTCGACGACACGGTCACGCGCGTCACGCCCGCGAATTCCGCAATGGCGTCGATCGACGGATCGCAATTCCCCTGCTCGTCGGCCAACCGCGCCAGAAAGATCAGGATCACCTTGGCCGTCGGCGGGAACTGCTCGCGCATAGCGCGGTTGAGGTGCTCGAAACTCATTCGGCGGCCTCCTGTGCGCTTTCCGCGTCGTCAATACCGAGCACCCATCGCAGCGCCGCCAAGCGCTCGCCCGTCGCCTCCGCGAGCGCCGCCTCGATCTGCTTACGCGGACGTACGCGTGCCACCGTACCGCCGAGCACGGCCTTCTGCGCACGCGAGCGCGCGTGCCCTTCCTTGCCGTCAGCGGCATCGATCAACGCCTGAACCTTCGCGCGTTGCTCGTCGGGCGACAGCTTCGCAAGCTTCAGCGCGTGCGACACAGTGATCTGTTCCGCCTCAACAGCGTCACGCACCGCCATGCAGCAGTCGAGCAGCTTCAAAGCAGAGCGCACGGTCGGCACCTCGACACCGAACGCGACGGCGATAGCATCCTCGGTGTGGCCGACGTCGAGCATGCGAGCCATCTTCTCGGCCCGGTTGATCGGCGAGTCCTCTTCGCGGATCTCGTTCGTGCTGACCATCATTCCGACAAACGACTTGTCGCTGTCGCGCATGACGCGCTTCGGGATCGCCGGAATCGTGATCGGCTCTTCGCCCGCCTCGATCAGTTGACGGTTCAGCTCGCGCGCGTTGATCACGCGGCGACGGCCGTCGATCACGAGGTTCTCGCCTGTCTCCGGGTCTTTGTAGAAGAGCACCGGCTCAAGCACGCCCTGCGCGCGGTAGTTCCGAACCGTCTTCGGGTTCGGCGCCTGATGTACGCGCCGGTCGTACAGCGGGTGCTTCGGGTCCGTGACGAGCGTCAGCTTGTCGGGGTCCATCGAAAGGACGTTGCCCTTGCCCGATGCCCCGTAGACGTCGATTGAGTTTTTGGCCATCAGTGGCTCCTATTGAGATAGTTTGTGAATGGAGCTATTCGCAAAGCCCGTATGCGGACGAGCACGTCGTCGCAGGTTCGGCGTCCGCGAGAAGGTCGTATTGCCGACCGCCACGAGTCGTCTTCGACCACTCGACGACTTGCCAGATGTTTCCTCGCTCCCGCGCCGTGTCCGTCTCGCCTGGGGCCGGGAAGAAGGTGGAGTTGCCACGCTTCGACGCATCCGAAACGATGCCTTCCCACTCGGCGATCATCTCGATGTGGTCGCGGTCACGCATATCCCATTGCCGGATCTCGTCTTTACCAGCATTGATGCAGAGGCAACCGACGCGCTTGCGGCCTTGCAGGTAGAGCGGGTTCGGTCTGATACCGGCTACGCGGTGCGCTTCGAATATGGATTCGGCCGTCCAGCGCAACACCGGCCGATAGATGAACAGCCCCCCGCCGACCTCTTCAAACGATCGGACGCATGCCCCTGTGCCCTGCAGGCGGTTGCGGCGCGCCTCGCTCTCCTCGATGCGGACACCTTGCCAAGACCACACAGCAACACCCGCCTCATCGATCAGGTTCAGCGCGTACTCATTCAGAGGCTCAGTCTTGAGGAAGTACGTGCAGAACTGAGCCATGCGGCTCGGGAAGCGCCCCTTGATGATGCAAAGGTCGAGGAAGGGGATGCCGGTCGGCCCACGCTCGAACACGGCTAAGGCGCGCAGGACGACGTTCTCAGGAACACCCTTCTCCGGCCACTTGTCGCGAACGTAGTCGCGCCGATGCCACCACTCGGGAGTGAAGTCACGCTTGAGACGCGCCACCGGGATCGACAGGACGTCTTCGAGATAGTCGACATACTCGTAGGTAAGACGGTGCTCGTTGCCTGTATCCGCCATTGCGACACGGACGTTCTCGTGTCCGTGCAGCTCGAGCGCGACGAGCAGCGTCGCGGTACTGTCCTTGCCGCCGGACAGAGAAACGACGTGGAGGGTTGGGCGCTCGCTCACATGACCTCCAAAACGAATCCCGGCTGCCGCAGACGATCGCGTTGCAGCGGCTCATAGTCCGGGTTGAGTTCGCAGCCGATGAAACGGCGGCCGAGGCGCTGCGCTACTTGTCCGGTCGTGCCGCTGCCGAAGAACGGATCGAAGACGACATCGCCCGACCGGCTACCGGCGAGCACACAGGGTTCGACGAGTTCCTCCGGGAAGGTCGCGAAGTGAGCGCCCTTATATGGCTTCGTGGCGATCGTCCAGACCGAGCGTTTGTTCGCGCCCGCGATCTCGCCATCAGCCGTAAGTTTGGGTTGCCGCTCCTTGACAGTGCGCCCCCAGTTGTCGGACTTCACGGCACCGAGACTGTCGTTGCCCTGCGCGCGATGCTTCGTGCCGAACGTGGTGAACGTCTTTTCAGCCAGAGGCTCGCGGATTGCGTCCTGATCGTAGTAGTAGCGCTCACTCTTGCTCAGCAGGAACAGATATTCGTGTGCCTTAGTGCAGCGGTCGCGCACGCTCTCGGGCATCGGGTTCGGCTTGTGCCAGATGATGTCCTGTCGGAGATACCAGCCGGCATCCTGCAATGCAAACGCAAGACGCCACGGCTGGCCCATCAGATCCTTGACCTTCAGACCGTCGATGCCCGCTTTCCTGTTGCTCAGGCAGATGTTCTCCTTAGCGCGAGCGCGCCCGGCAAACGTCTCTCCGCGCATCGGCGTCTGTCCGCCCGATGAGGCATAGGCATCGCCCATGTTCAGCCAGAGCGTCCCGTCGTCCACGAGCAGTTGGCGGCAGAGCTCGAACACGCCGACGAGCGTGTCGATGAACTCGCGCAGTGTCGGCTCGCTGCCGATCTCCCTGCCCTTGTCGGGATGTCCGCCAGGCAGATACGAGCGACGGCCCCAGTACGGCGGCGACGTCACGATCGTCTGCACACGCACGCCGTCGGCGATCATCGCGCGCATCAGGTCACGGCAGTCTCCGCGGTGGGATTGATCGAGCCAGTTCATCCGATCACTCCTCGGCACGCTTCGATCCACGCAACCGCCGCTTCCGCGTTGATCGCGTTGCCGTACCCTCGGAGTCGGCCTTGGCGGCTGCCTTGGTCTTTCCGTGGACGAAGCGCGGCGAGGCGCGCTTGATCGGCGCGCACTCGTCCCATGCGACCGGCAGACCCATCAACCAGCGGGAATGTGCCGGATTCAACTGGCCTCCACTTTCCATCCCGACACAAGAGCCAGTCAGCAGCTCGCCAGAAGCCGTTAGTCGAGCCGGCATGGGGTTGTCCTTCAGGAGCGCCGCCGCGCGGTTCAACGTGATGTTCGTCGTCGAGAACTGCGCAGTTGGATTCGGGAGCGCATCCGTTGATGTGGGTGTCGGCCAGCCTGCGAGCCAGTGGTGTGCCGCTGCGTCCAGGCGCATCCCCTTTTTGCCGCCGCCCCGCTCCGAATACGGTTTCGACGGTGCGCCTTTGAAATCCGTCGACGTAGGTGTCGGCCATCCCGCGAACTGCGCCACGTGATTCAGGCTCACCGCTACCTTGCGACCGTCCTGCGTCTTGCCCGTCGCGCTCAAGCCCTCGAACGATTGCGAGCCCTCCGCGTTGCCGACTGTCGGTGTCGGCCAGCCGGCCAGACATGCCGCTGCCGCCAGATCCGGCCCATGATTGCGCATCGCTTCCATCAGCCCCCTCTCGAACGTGCGCACGCCTTTCTCTGCGAGCGCGGCCGTAGGCGTAGGCCATCCAGTACGCCCGGTCGCGGATGTGCGGAGCACCGACGCCCGCAGACGGAAACGGGACACACCCATAGGCGTAGTCCAGCGCTTCCACGTCAGCTTGAACAAGGTCGATCCAAGGGTCGACAGCCGAGCTCGCAACCTGCTCTCCAAAGACGATTGCAGGGCGGCGCTCGCCGATGAGCCAGTACCACGCAGGCCACAGGTGCCGCTCATCATCAAACCCAAGTCCTTTGCCTGCCGCGGAGAAAGGTTGGCACGGACAGGAACCCGTCCAAACAGGTCGATCGTCGGGCCATCCGGCGCGACGAAGCGCGTAGGACCAGACGCCGACGCCTGCGAAGAAATGGCACTGGGCGTATGGACGAAGGTCGTCGGGATGCACGTCGCGGATGTCGCGTTCGTCGACGTCACCGGGCGCGATGCGGCCTGCCGCAACGAGGTTGCGCAGCCACTCCGCGGCGACTTGATCGTGCTCGTTGTAGTAGGCGACACTCAAGCGCTCCCCACTACTCGGCCATGCCGCGCAGCCGCGCGGAGATATCGAGAAGCACCTGCGCATGCTTGAAGATTCGGTGATCCACGCGCTCGATCTCGTGCCGCTCGACACGGCCGTCTTCGAGCGTCTTCACGATCTCCTGCCCGACGTCGCCGTGCGTCGACCACGCCTTGCCCATCAGCTCGACGATCGCGGCGTCGCAGCAGTCAACGGCGCTCGGCAATTTCACGAGCGCGTAGCCACGCTCGCCAGCCCACGCTTCGAGCATCCGATCGTCGTTGGTCACGTCCGTCGCGCGAACCGCGTCAGCAAGCCCGAGGTGATGCGTAGCGTTGTTCGGGTTCACCTTGTTCCGCAGCACCGCCGCCGACATACCGAGACGCGGCGCGAGCGACTCACTGCCGCCCGGGTAATCGTGAACAACCGCGTATGCGGCGTCGATGATGTTCATTCAATCCTCATCTGAACGTTGTTTGTCGCGGTAAGGACTACTAAAGTGTGTCCCTATGGTGCGAACGAAAATTCAATTTCCTCAACCGCGCCATGCAGGCGCGATCTACTGCATTGGGCGAGGGTCCCGAGCTTTCGTCTTAGAATTGGCAGCTCTCACACAACCATTTCCATACGGGGACCCCCATGAAGGATCTAAAAGACGTGGCTGACCGGATCTGCGAACTGAAGGGCGAAAACATGGCGCTTCTTGCAGTCGTTGACGCTCTACTTCGGTCGATGTCCAAAGATCAACTCAATCGGTTCATCACGGAGCACACTCAAGCACTTGAGGTGGCTCGTGTGACATTGCTCAACAGCGAACGGGCCGGCGATGGCGTCCTGTCGTCGTTTGAACGGTATTCCGAAGGCTTCTCCAACTTGGCCCAGTCGATCCGATAGCTGCCTCGTAGTAACGGACCGTGGCTTTCTGGCGCTCAGTCCGCAAGTTGAGCGCCGGCCGAATCAGCCACAGGACGAAACGCGCGTACATGCGCTTCATGAAGTCTCCCTCTGTTGGGTACGCGCGTTGACACTCTGGACACACCGGAACTCGACGCCATCGATCAAGACGCGCCCCGTTCCAATGGGACTTGCCTCGATCGTCACAGCGCACTTGTCGTTAGCATTTGTCACGTTGACTCCTTCCGCTGGCCCGTAAGGGACAGCATGCCCAATAGGATATTGTTAACCCAAACAAGATAAAATAACTGAAAGCGATTTCGCCCCTTACTTCATTGAACCCGAGGGCGTCATCCCGCGAGCTCCTTCTGCTCCCGCAAGCTCTCGTCGCCGCGCAGCATCAGTTGGCGCAAGACGACCCAACCTTGGTAGTCCGGCCGGAGCGTTTCGCACACGACGCGCGGATCATCAACGGCGCGCTCAACAAATGGACAAGCTTCGATCGGCGCACGGCGGTCCCGCTTAATCCAATTACTTGCAGCTTGGGGGGATACGCCGACCCTCCTCGCAAAGTCGGCTTGCGAGTCGCAAAGGCTGACTGCGAGGCACAACGTTTCGAATGGTGAGAGTTGCGACGGAGTGTTCATGCGCGAACGATAAACCATAGTTTATCGTCAGTCAACTCTCGTTTATTGATCGAATATACAATTGTTTATAGAGTCCGGCTCATGGCACTCGGAAAGAACGTCGCACGACTACGCACCCTGACGGGCGAAACCCGTCCGGACCTTGCGCGCGCTATCGGCATCGAATCACAGCAGCCGATCTATGCGCTGGAAAAGCGCGACAGTAGCCGGTCGGATCTTGCGCCACAGCTAGCAAAACACTTCCGGGTTGATTTGAACGTGTTGCTTGAGGACGATTTGTCGCGCCTCGACAGCGCGGGACTTGACGCGCTGCGTCGATCGCGAAAACCGCCTGTCGGGGCGGGGAAGAAGGTGAAGATTCAGGAGAGATTTGATGCTGCTCCTGAGTCGATACAGCAGGCCGTCCGCGACCTCCTCGAGCTGCCCATTGCGGACGCAGAAAAAGTCGCGGCCCTGATAGCCGCCTTTCGCGGCGATCGTTAGTGGACGTCTTGCAATGTTTGCGCTATAGACTCGACGGCGTCGTCAATGTCACCGCAGACATCCCCTGCAATCCATCTCCCGCACCGCGCAAGGTCGCTCGTAATGCATGATTGATCCGACCGATCCGACAGTGCATCAATCGCGGAGAAGATCGCTTGTAAATGTCGAATTCTCTCTGCCGCGAGAATCCCGAGATCCTTTGCAATAAGGCTCACGGACTGCAACGCCCCCGCGGCAAACTCCCTGTTGTATTTCTTCAAGTGGCCACCTCGTAGGTCTGATTGAACGTTCGCAGGGTGCGCGCCTCTCGGCATCGTCCATCGAGAGGCCCGCCCAATCGGCTCTACTTCCTGCGAGGTTGCCAGAGAGACACGGATATCAAGCTCACGATGGCCGCTGCTATCACGTAGAATGCCGGCGCGAGGTTGTTGTGCGTGGTCGCAATCGCCCACGTAATGATCGCGGCGGAGAATCCACCAAACGTGATCACGGCGAGGTTGTACGAGATCGAAATCCCAGTCGACAGAACCCCGTCTGGAAACATGTCGCTAAGCGCCGCCAGGATTGGCCCCTCGTAGCTGGCGATAACGAGCCCGAACACCACCTGGAACACGAGCAACGTCTTCAACCCTGGTGCGGCATTCAACATAGCGAACAGCGGATAAGCCGCGACGATCGCAACGAGCAACGCTCCCGCAAGGAACCAGCGGCGCCCAAACAGATCGGAAAGGTGTCCAATCAAAGGTGTGACGAAGAGAACAATTGACGCGCCGACAAGCACTGCGATGAAACCCGTAGAAGACGGGAGTTTCAGAACCTTCGAAGCGTAGGTCGGGATGTAGAACAGTAGGACATAAGAGCAAACCGTCCAGAAGACGACTAAACCAAATCCGACAAGCGCCTCACGCGAAAAGCTCCTGACGACCTCGACGACCGGCGCACACTCGCCCAAACGCTCGTCTGCGGGAAAGCCAGGGTCGTTCAGCCTACTGCGGATATAAATCCCGACCGGGCCGAGACCGAGTCCGAGAAGGAAGGGGATTCGCCAGCCCCAAGATTCGATCTGCTGCTCATCGAGACACTTCACGATAAACACCGCAAGAACTGACGCAAGGATAATCGCGAACCCGATACTCGCCTGAATCCAGCTCGTGTAGTATCCATGCCGCTCGGCCGGCACGCGCTCGCGAAGATACGCTGTCGCACCTCCCATTTCCCCTCCAGCCGAAAATCCCTGAAGTAGACGCGCGACGACAATCATCAGTGGCGCACCAAGCCCTGCATCTTTGTATGTCGGCGCGAATCCAATCATCGCCGTCCCGGCGGTCATCAATGCAATCGTGACCGTAAGTGCTGCTCGGCGCCCCACTTTGTCCGCAATTCCGCCAATCACGATGCCACCGATCGGACGCATAAAGAAGCCTACGCCAATCGTCGAAACCGACAGCAACAGAGACAGGTTGTCGTCCGTCGACGGGAAAAATAGTTTCGCAATAATGACTGAGAAGAAACTATACGAAATGAAATCGAACCATTCGAAACCATTTCCGACGATGACGGCGATTACAGCTCTCCGATGCGTGTCGGAGCTCGCACTCGGCGCGGCCTCGCGCGCGTACGTTGATGTTTGCATTATTTCGTGCCCTCGGATTATTGAGTTATTACGGCTATCAAACAAGATTTGATCGCGCACGAAATATTACGTCTATTTACGAATTACTTACTATGAAAAATTCTCGGGGCAGCCTGACCATAAGGAATGATGCAAATTGAACCAATCGTATGACTTATACATGCGTCAGTAGCCACTCGCGAAACATCGTGACCGCGGGCGTGTCTCGGCGATCCGCAGGCCAGATGACCTGATACGCGCCGCCGAAGCTTGCATGCGCATCCGACGCTAAAACCAGCTTCCCGCTCTCAACAAGTGGCGTGATCATATGCTTCCAGCCCAAAATTGCTCCGTGCCCATGCAGTGCCAGTTGCAGCAGTACTGGGTAGCTGTTCGCAGAAATAGTTCGAGCCGGACGAAACCCGATTTCGCCGACAGTCAGGCGAAACCAATCTCGCCATCCCATCCACTGACGCTGCTGTTCCTCCGCAACAAGTAAAGTTGCCTCCATCAAGTCCTGGGGAGGCACGCGGCGCCCCGCGAGAAACGTCGGCGCGCAGTATGCGTGAACGTCCTCCGCGATGATCGCCGTTCCAGCAATGCCGGGGGGAGGAACGTCGCGAATGTAGTAGACGCCAATGTCGAATTCGGCCGCGTTCAAATTGAACACGCCTTCTCGAACAAGAATTCGCACGGAGACTTCCGGATGCTCCGCGCTGAACTCGGCAATCCGATCCGCCAAAAACAATGTTGCAGTGCCGGACGCGCACGCAATAGTAAGGCTGTGCGGAGTCTGCTCCTTCATCACAAGTGCAGTTGCCTCGACACAGTCGGCCAAAATCGCATGCACCCGATCAGCGTACTGCTGGCCCGCGCGAGTCAAATGCAAGGCCTTGGCATCTCGGACAAAGAGAGTTGTCCCAAGAAACGTCTCGAGCTTCACAACCTGTTTGCTAACCGCGCCTTGCGTCACATTCAATTCCTCGGCTGCTCGCGTGAAGTTGCCGTGTCTTGCGGCTGCGTCGAAGAAAACAAGGCACTGAAGAGGTGGGAGAGGTTGAATTTTCATGATTGCGTCCAATTCCTCCCAAGAATTTACAGGCTGATCCGCGTCTTCGCCACACGCGGTCGAACTTGCCCTCCCACACAGACACAAACTTTTGTTGACTCTTGATAAACTCTTGTTTATTCTCCAATCCATACCGCAGCCTTGCTCGCTGCACCGCTCCGGCGGATCGATCTTTAAGAGTGCCAGCGTACCGGGACCCGCAAGGGAGCAACCGGTCGGCTCTACGGTGTAGCCGAGAAACGGGGTAGCGCCCGACACCACTCAGCTTTCATGAGATGGGGTCCTGCCGATGCGGACGTGGTCTGGCCGCGGCGAGGGAGCCAGAGGATGCCGGAGTTGGTCGCGACGCACGTGGCGGTTCGCGAGATAGCCGGATTGTCGTTCGGAGGGGAAAGCGAAGCCGGAAGTCGCGGCAGCGGCCCCATCCCATGAAAACTGACAAGGAAGCAGATCGATTGGTGTTACGCCCTGATCGTTGTTTTGAATTCGGATTACTAAATCATGAGGGGAAACGAGGATCGTGATCGTGACTCTTCGAAAGGAGATCCAGTGGAATCGAAACGGAAGCTGCCGACCGTGTCGGTCGAGTGGCTCGAAAACGCAGCAGCTGACCTCGAAGTCAGCGCAAACGCGAGCCGTGAGACGTGGGCGGTACTCGGCCTATCTCATCGGTACAGCGAGAACATCGGCCGCGCCCATGCAATGCGGCACGCGGCCCGGTTGAAGCTCGAATACGACCGACGCCTCTTTCTACGGTCGATCGGGCTCAAGGTCTAGGAGACGATCGTGAGCCAAGCCGCAAAGAACCTCCTCGAACTGCGCCGTCTGCCTCGCGGCGCGCTTGTCGAGCACCTGTTGCGCGAAGTTGCAAGCGATCTGATCGCTCAGGGCATCGAAGATCTTCGCGGAGGCTGCTGAGGTGAAGCACTTCGTGACTGGGGCTTTGGCCCTGCTGATTCTCTGGCTCGTCGTCGAGGTTACGCGTGCGATGAAGCACATCGGCCGCGACGAGCACCACATGCACTGACCAACCGCGCCCGCTACAGGAGAACGATGATGGACAAACAAACCGTACTCGAAGCCTGCAACCGCGTCGCCGACGTTGCGGATCTTCCCTTCTACACCGAGCTCGTCGATGCGCTTCGCGGCGCAATGGTAGCGCTGACGGCTTCTGAGCCCACGATGAAGCACTATCCGGAAGCCGTCGCACGCCATGAAAAGGCGATCCGTGACGCTAAGTCATGCATCAAGCGAATCGATCAGGACGCCGCCTGACCAACCGCGCCCGCCCTGCGGGCAATCACAACCCACCGGGGACCGCGATGCTTCACATCCATGCAAATCACGAATACAACGTCCGTGAAACCCTGACATGGGCCAAGCTCCAAGACGCCATCGAGCGCCATGATCGCAACTACTTCGCCGGACATTGCCTCGACGCAATCGAGCTCATGCCGTCCGGCGCCATGCAGCGCATTGAGCCGGCAGCCGATACGTCCATCGAACCTTTCGCCGCGTCGACCCATGCATACCGTCGGTAATTGCGACGACACGAGACCATCATGAACAGAGTCGCTTTCGACAATGATCTACTCGCCGCGTGCGATCGGCCGAACGGGCGTCTCGCTCGGGCTTTCGGGATGATCCTCGCCTACGGCATCACTATCGGCTGTGTCTGGTTCCTCTGCGTTGCACGTCGAGCAGGTGCCATCTAGTCAAGACGATTTTAGCCATCCGCTTCGCGAAGACTGTTAGCAGGTTTGAGGCCGAGCTTCGCTCGCTCTCCACTCAGCCAATGCTCAATTTTTCTAGATGCTTCGTTAGCAGATTTAACCCGACTTCGCGCTCTATCGCGAAATTCTCGCTTTAGGTATGTGGCGCCAGAGTTCTCATTTCTTTGCTGTATCGCCCTCACCGAATATGTCACGAACCGCTGGATGTCTATAACGCTACTTAGCACATCAGACGGAACGCCTCGACCGTAAAGCGTGCGCAACGAAAGCTGCACGTCGGAAAGACGATCGAGATCGAACTTGAAGACGCTGCCATTAACGAAGTTCGCGATGTATTGGTTGGCCACGGTAATAGCAGCCACAGCGTCTGTTGCGACGACGAATGCTAGTTCCGCTTCAATGACACGCGCTTGAGCAGAACTTCGAAGCAATTGCGTCATTTGATGTTGCGCTTGATATCTAGCAACGAGAAAAGCACCAGCGATTGCAAAAATCGAGCCGACCGCCTGAACCCATGAAGCCCATTCGCTCGAGCTTCCGGGCAGATGCGTAATCAGGCACGCAATCGTGAGTCCGAGTGCAAAACCTCCGAGTCCGACAGCCGTATCCCGCGGCAATTGCTCCGCGCGCAGTTCTTTCGAGTTCATCGCTCCCCGCTTGCTTTGGTGAAAATCCTAGCACGACGACCTTCCGCATAGCCGCGGACGTTCCGGCACTCCGGATGCGCGACTTCTTTGTGGCCTCAGCATGCCACACACCGCAGTTCCCCGCTCGCCGCGCGCGGGATTTCCTCTCGGATAAGCGCGGCCTTTCGGCGGGGCGGCCCGTATGTGCGCCCCGCCATTTTTTACCGGAGATACCAATCAAAACCGCTTCGAAGCTCATCGTCGCGGCCGTGCTGTTTCTCGTGCTGCTGTCGATCGTCACCCCGTGGCTGGTGAATCAGGACAGCAGCATCACCCTGCTCGCCGTGCCGTTCGTGTGGTTGGCGTATGCCGCCGCCTTTGTGAAATTCATCCCCCCTCATTTCAAGGAGACCAAGTGAAACGCCTGTTTCTGATTCTGATCCTCGCGCCGACGATGTTCCTCGCGGCCGGCTGCGATAACGTCCCGGCCGGCTACGTCGGTGTGAAGGTGCAACGCTACGGCGACGACCGCGGCGTCAACGTCGAAGTGAAGGGGCCCGGGCGCTACTTCAACGGGCCCAACGTCGACATGTTCATCTTCCCGACGTTCACGCAGTCCTACGTGTGGGACAAAGCTGGCAAGTCCGACGAGTCGTTCACGTTCCAGACGGTGGAGGGGTTGTCGGTCAACACCGACATCGGCGTCAGCTACGCGATCCCGCGTGAGAACGCGCCCAAGGTGTTCCAGAAGTATCGGCGCGGAGTCGATGAGATCACGGGCGTCTACCTGCGCGCGATCGTGCGCGACGCCCTGAATCTCGCCGGCGCGTCGATGGCGGTCGAGGACGTCTACGGCAGGGGCAAGGCGGCGCTACAGCAGCGCGTCGAGGACGAGGTAAAGGCGAACGCCGCGAAGATCGGAATCAGTGTCGAGAAGGTCTATTTCGTGAATCAGATGCGCCTCCCCGAGCAGGTCATGAACTCGATCAACGGGAAGATCGCAGCGACGCAGATCGCGCAGCAGAAGGAGAACGAACTGCGTGCAGCCGAGGCGGACGCGGCAAAGCAAGTCGCGATCGCCAAGGGCGAGGCCGAAGCGCTCGAGGTGAAAGCGAAAGCACTACGCGAGAACAGCCAAATCCTGCAACAGATGGCGATCGAGAAATGGGACGGCAAGCTCCCCCAGTACATGGGCTCGAACAGCGTCCCGTTCGTCCAGATCAAGTAACGAAATTCTGAGCCCACGCCCGGCTCTCCCCTCGGATATGGGCGGCCTTTAAGGGTGGCCAGTTCGGCACCCTCTTTTTCTCCCGCGGAGATTCAAGAGCGGACGCTCGGCGGTGGCGGTTGGGTCCCGCCACTTCCTCAAATTGATGCCAAGCACTCATGCAACGCTGCCTTATGCGAGCGCTGAGTGTCCGCCCATGAACCCCCGCTTGAGCTGGCGCCTGTACGGGCCAGCACTTTTTCGAATTCCAATGACGTGCATGAGGGCCAAGCCATGAAAGAACTGCAACAAGCTGTCTCCACCGCCTTCTCGAACATCGTCGCGGCTGGCGCGATCGAGAATGCAATCGAAGAGAAGTTGACGAAGACAATCACCTCGATCATCGACGAGGAACTCCGCACGTACTCGACCTTCGGCGAGCAATTGAAAGAGCGCGTCAAAGCCGCGCTGCAAGTCGACTTTCATAACCTTGGTCTGCCCGGATACAACGACCTCATTCTCAAGATCATCCGACAGCAGGTCGACGCGCAGTTGAACGCGACAATCGAAACGCAGATCGAGCAGCAGATGAAGGAACTGCTCGCACCCGCACCGGCAGAGATCAAGCTTTCGCAACTCGTCGAGGAATTCATCAAGGACGAGCACGCCGATCGCCAATACCGCTCGTGCTCGTGCGATGAGTCGGACCGGATCACGCTGATTGTTAGCGCGGAGAGCGGCTTCATCTCGAAGTTCCACCACATTTACTTGGACAGCGAATACGGCACCAAGTCCCACGACTGCCCGTATCAGATCGACGTCCACGACGGCCGCGTGTACAGCGTGCAGATCGATCGAAAGGACCCGAGCAAGACGCTGTTTGTCGGCCCCATGCACGGCTTCAAGCGCCGCCTGTTTCAGCTCTACGCCGCCGGCACGAAGCTGATCATCGACGGCGACGAGAACAGCATCAATACCTACTACCGCGGCCGCGACTATTGAACGGAGGCACGACATGACGAATGAGACGACACCGCGCGCGAACGGCATCGTGAACCTGACGCAGTACGCATTCGAGCTTGTCGGCGCTGTCGACAGGCTGCCTGAGTCTCCGCAGCGCGACGAGGCACTGAAGCAAGCAAAGGCTCTTCGGCTCGACCTCGCGACCGCGACACGGGAATCGCTCTTCGACGGCTTCGTTTCGCTCGAAGGGCTGCGAGCAAAGCTGCTCGCACCGCGCGAGATCCAGCGCGACGAACAAGGCTGGCTGACGCATCCCGAGCTTCCCCTCTGCGACGAGGATGTGCGCGTCGACAGGTTCCTTGAAGCGTTCGGCATCGAATCGGCATTCATCGGCATGGAATCCGACGTCGATGCCGAAAGCTACGAGCAGTACCACGAGCGCGCCGACTGCAGCGCATGGACGCCGACGCCACCCGATGGCGAAGGTTGGGTGCTGCTCGAGATCTACGACACCGAAGACGGCCCGCACGCGCTGTTTGCACGTGCAATTCCCCCCAAGGTGCGCCGCGATCGCACACGGCATACAACGAAGCCTGCCGGGCGCACACCCGCAGAACAAGCCGCCTATCGGGCGGGGTTCGACGAAGGTAAGAGACAAATGGCTCTCGTCGTCCTGCAATCGCGCAAGCCGATCGACAAGCTGTTGGAGGAACTTTGAGCGTGATGAAGAAATCGACGAACGCGAGCACCGAGGCGCAGCTCATTACTCCGGCGGCGCTGACGGACGAGCAGCGAGGGTTGATCGAACGCGCAGAAGACCGCCTTCGCGGCCGCGGTGCCGAAGACGCAGATGCAGCGAATGGGCTACTCGAGGTGTTGATTGCCCATCCTGCCCGGCCCATCGCCCACGACGAGGCAGCGCAACCCGAGAAGAGCTGCGCTGACGCGCCATACGGCAACGCCGAGAAAGCCGAAGATATGCGGATGATAAAGCTCGTGTTGGACGACTACACCCGCAACGGCATCGCCACGATGACTGAATCAGAGAAGGTCTCCTACTTGTCCGCGTCGCTGCTCTCCGCTTACCAACTGCTTCGAAGCGTCGTGGGCGATGAGTGGGTCATGGGATGGCTTGAAGCGGCTTTGCACGAAGTGATGACCACGCCGTGTGCGGTCGAGATCCGCAAACCGTCTTGAATCGAGGTTCGACCATGAACGACCAACAACAGAGCCGCGCTGATGCGCTGACGGACGAGCACATCGCGACGCTGAAACTGGCTGCGCGCGCAGTTACGCCGCAGGACATCGACGGCGCAGAACGAATCGAAAGCCGGCCTGATGGCAGCTATATCACATGCCCCGCATGCGAAGGCGAAGGCTGCATTCCGTTCGAATCGGATTACTGCAATTACGACCATGTGGCGATCGGCGTGCAGTTTTACGGTGTCGGCACGGAACCGGGGGCGGCCGAGGCGTATTTCCGAGCCGCGAAGCCAGCGACGATCCTTGCGCTCCTCGACCGCCTCGAACGCGCAGAATCGGCCCTCGCCGCACCCCCTGTCGAGCAGCCCGCAGCAGCGCCGGCCGACGACGCGTGTAAGCGCTGCGGATCGACTACCGCGCAGGCGTGCAACGACGCTGGGTGCTTCTATCTCGAATCGGGTGATGGCGAGCCGTCGGCAGCGCCGGCCGACGAACGGGCGGTGTCGTTCGAGGCGTGGTGTGATCGCTTTCCGGAAATCAGTGCAGTCGAGCGGTTGCGGGATGCATGGCAAGAAGCACGCGCGGCAGCATCGCCCACTGCGGAGGCGGTGCGCCTGACAGACGAACAGCGCCGTGTGCTTGTCGAAGTGGCGCAGATGTTCAAGGGAACCGATCGACGTCGCGCGGTCCTCAATGAGCTGGCAGGTATTGCAGCCGCCCCTCAACCCGCTCACGCAGAGGCAGCATCGCCCGCTGCGGAGGGTGAGACGGAAGATCACGAATGCGTGTACGAGAACGGCGATGGTGTATGCCGCCAGTGCGCGGAATTGGCAAAGCATCACCGGGCAGCAGCATCGCCCGCTGCGGAGCGAGTGACCGCCGCCCTCCAAGCGTTGTCAGCCGATGTCCATACTCTAGGCGACGGTTGGGCGAACGACGAAGCGATGATCGGTCTCGCAAAAAAGTACCTGCGAGTCGAGCCCAAGCCTGCATCGCCGGAACTTTCCCTATGGCGAGATTTTGTGCTCCTTGCCGTAACCGACGCCGCCCCGCAACCCGCGCAGGCCGACGCACCGGCCCATGCGGCGGAATGCCCGCATTGCGACGGCGAAGGGGTGATCGAGGGCGACAGCGGAACGAGTCCGTGTGCCTGCCAGCGGGATGCGCAGGAAGGTATGCCGACCTTTGGCGCACGAAGGGCGCAGGCCGACGCACCGGCAGAGGCGCGCGAGCGCGACGATCCTGAACTGATCGCGGCAAGCAACAAGGGCTATGCGGCCGGACTGCGCGATGGAAAAGCGCTTGGCGCTTGCGGTCCGCTGGCCCCCGCCGATGCGGGAGAGGCGGCAGCGTGGCGCTATCGAACGAGCGGCGATAACTGGTGCTATTGCGATGGAGACCCCGTCCATGTCTGCGACCGCGATTACGAAAAGCAACCTCTTTACACCGCCCCGCCCGCCGCGAGGGTGGCGAGCCTGACGAACAGCCAGCGCGAGGCAATCGAGTTTGCAGCCAAGACAATGGAGGCGCGCATGTTAAATGCCCATGCCTGTGTGCTCCGCGCCCTTCTCAATGGAGCCGACAAATCATGAACTGCAATTGCATAAGCAAGATCGAGATCAAACTGGCCAAACGCTACAGCGAAGAACTCGGCGTGGACGCTTCGGCCGACTGCCAATCGGCCGGATTCTCCATGTCTGACAATTCGATACGCGTGATCCACAAGACCGAGTTCAAGATCGTCGCGCAGGCGAAAGGATTCACGCGCGGAAAGCTGATTCCGGTCATTTCCAGCTACTGCCCGTTTTGCGGCAAGTCAACTGCCGAGGGAGCCAGCCATGGCTAAGAGGCAACTTGGAATCGCGCGCAGCAGCGTGCGCCTGGAATGGAGAATGCGCACTCATCCGTGGCTTGACATGAACACGCTCAAGCCGAAGTACAGCGTGCAGGCTTACGAGCCGAGTCTGAAGAAATGGGCGCATGTCTACGACGGCGGAACAAATAAGGCATTTTTCTTCGAGTCGTCTGAGGATGCCGCCGACTTCATCAAAGAAGTGAGGGAAGTCGACCATGCCGAATAACGACGCGCTGACGGTCGGCGAATGTCAGGTGATCAGCCGCGCAGCAGACGAGACTCGACATTCCTGCCAGTACAAGCTTGCGGAAGAACTGGAAGCAATTCTCGCCCCCCATCCGAGCCAGCCGGAGCCGCGCTCCGAGGTGACGGATGACGACAAGCTCTGCGCAGAGCGCTATCGCTGGCTGCGGGAGCGAGCATGGTATGTCGATGCGGCTACGTACGCGCTTGAACTACGTGAGCGCTGGCGCAGCGGCAATGAGCCGCCGCCAGATGTAGACGAGGTGGAATGCGCCCTCGACGCCGCCCGCACCCAAGGGAGCAAATCGTGAGCGAGAACAGCAAAATCGAATGGTGCGACCACACATTCAATGCGTGGATCGGCTGCACGAAGATATCTCCCGGCTGCGACCACTGCTATGCCGAGCGCGAGCGCGCCAGCACGGCACTTCGCGTGGTTTGGGGCGCTGGCAATCCGCGCCATCGCACGGCCGCGTCCACCTGGAACAATCCGAAGCGATGGAATGCACGTCACGGGGAGTTCTTCGCGAAGCACGACCGCCGCCAGCGCGTATTCTGCGCGTCGCTCTCCGATGTATTCGACAACGCTGTGCCGCCCGCATGGCGCATGGACTTGTTCAGGTTGATCGGAGACACGCAGAATCTCGACTGGCTGCTGCTGACGAAACGGATCGGCAACGCTGCGGCAATGCTGTGCGAGATCGGGCTCGATCGCCTGCCGGATAACGTCTGGCTCGGCGCGACGATCGTCAACCAGGAAGAGGCCGACCGCGACATCCCGAAGCTGCTCGCAGTACCCGCGCGCGTACGCTTCCTGTCGATGGAGCCGCTGCTTGGGCCCGTGGATCTGGTGTCGAGCGGGGCTCTCTGGTCGGACATGAATGGGAACATCGTAGACGCACCCTCTCGTGGGCTGCGAGGTATCGACTGGGTGATCGCTGGCGGCGAAAGCGGCCCCGGCGCGCGGCCTATGCACCCCGACTGGGCCAGGTCGCTGCGGGACCAGTGCGCAGCCGCGAGTGTCCCGTTCCTGTTCAAGCAATGGGGCGAATGGTGTCCGCGGGGTCCAGAGAGTATGGGCTATCCGCTTGTCGACACCGCGCCACGTCGCCGGATCACCGACGTCGGAGAAAGCGGTCAGCGGCTCGGCGCACGCGGCGGCAGCGATTGCTGGATGCAACGCGCAGGCAAGCGCGCCACCGGCCGCCTGCTCGACAGCCGCACGCATGACGAATTTCCGAGGAGTCAGTCGTGAGCCGCGAGCGAAATATTCGGAACGACGTCGTACGTCGACTTGACGTGGTCGATCACTTGCTTGATGTGCCCGACGGCCGATCGTGGCTCAAGATCGTAACCGCTCGCGGTCTGCCCGTCCGAGCCCTCCGGATACAGAAAGACGCGCCAACCGACTTCGTAAGCGTAGTGGCTCGGAAGGCGCTCATTGACCCTCGCGATGAATTCTTCACGCGAAATTACTGGCTTTGCCATGATCGCCTCCTATCGAGTCAGTCAAGACGGAGAGATTCCCCGCTCATATTCCTCGAGGGCGCGCTGCTTCGCCTCGTAGACTGCTCGCGCGTCCTCCAGCCGCACGAAAAGCGCCTCATTAGGTGCGCGGTCCGTCGGGATTTTCGATGGATGCACAGCAGCCTCCGCTGCGTCCAAGTCTCGCTTCGCCATCTCGGCTTCGTATTGCAGTCGATCTCGTTCATTGCCAGCCCCCATTTTCGCCTCCTTTCGTTTCAAGGAATCCCATCATGAGTGAATTCCCGATCCTCTTTGCCGACCCGATGGTGTGCGCCATCCTCGACGCCCGCAAATCGCAGATGCGATGCTCTATCGGTGCAGAAGAGTAGTCACCTCGATCGTTGATTTTAGAGACCCGTGTCGTCTCGAGACGCCTTGTATCTGGCGTAAGCCTTTGCGGCTTCCATTGCTTCGTGGTGGGTCGCAAATTTCTCAAAGATCTTGTGCGTCATACCTACGATATGCGTCTTCTTCGCCGTATGGTCGCTCTTGCGCTCGAAACGCACGAGTGCGCGCCAAACACCCGAGGCCTCTTCGTGTGCTTCGCAAAAACACAGATAACCGTTTTCGTCGACAACCATATGTTCCGACATATCAGCGTCCGTATTGAACTGCACTACGCACTGATCACCCCGTCTACCCGGCGCCGAGCCTCATCTCGCCGGTATTCGATCGCCAGATCAGGCGTGAGTCACACCGGCTGGCAGCATGCGGATCGGCGCCTCGCGAAACAGCACGTCGCCATCGCGTGCGCGGACGATCGACATGCTCACGAGCACGCGCGGGCCAAGTGCATCGCTCTCCCGCTCGGTTGCCTCTATCTCAACGTCGTACCCGCGGTATGTGAATTGATCGAGCATAGCCCAGTTCAACCGTATCGCGCGAGCCATTCAACGGCGAACGATCGCGCCCGCTCGACGGCAGCCTCTTCCGTTTCATATGTACCGAGCGTCTTGAATGATGCTTCCGGGTGGTAGCCGATGTAGGTGAATGTCACCTGTGAGGCGAACTGGCCGTCTTCGGTCGCGCGCGGCGTGCAGTCGACGTGGTAGCCGCGCATCGTAAACAAATGCTTCATTTGGATCAGATAATGAAACTAACCGAGGCAATCGTAGCACTCCCGGGTTTCATGAATCTGACGGCGCGACGCGCGCGGGCGTCAGTGCTGGATTGAATTCACCACAAGCCATACGCGGGATGCTGTCTCGCCCGTCAAAACACGAGCAAACGCAGCACCGCACGTCGAGCACTCGTAGTGCTCTTCTCGACATTCGCCTTGGAACACGCCTGCACCGACCATCACGAGATGCTTCGGCTTTATGGTCGACGGTTGCCCGTGCAGTTCGGTGCACTCGGCGCACGCCTTAATCGTCTCGAACGCCACAGCCATCCCCATAAGTTTTGAAATCGAAATTCAGGAAATCCTAGCATGAGCAACAGCAGAAAAATGGACCGATTTGGCCCGAAACGGCAGTGCGTCAAAAGGCCGTCGAGCGCTCACCGGTTCGATGACCGCACACAGATCAGATTTAGGGAGACGTGGCAATGATCGCCGCCTTCGCATCCCGGTACGTCACGGTACTCAAGTTCTGTGAAATGACCGGCTATACGGAAGACGCAGTGAAATCCAAACGCCGTGACGGTGTGTGGCTAGAAGGTCAACTGTGGGTGAAGGCGCCGGACGGGCGCATTTTAATTGATATTGAGGGGTATGAAAGATGGGTAGAAACGGCACGGGTGTCCGCGCCATTAGTGGCAGTTCGATCGAAGTCACCTTCACCTATAAGGGCGTCCGTTGTCGCGAGCGCATCCGCCTCGAGCCCACTCCCGCTAACCTAAAAGCAGCCGCCAATTTTCTCGGCGCGGTTCGCACCGCGATCGCAAACGGAACGTTCGACTACCGAGTTTCCTTCCCGGAGTCGAAACGGATAGCTCGGTTCGTCGAACGGCAAGGCGATGCTCTGCTGGTGGAGTCGTTCCTCGACACGTGGCTCGACCGGCAGGAGAATGTTCTCGCCGCCAGCACGATCGAGGGTTACAGGAAAATCATCAAAGGGACACTGAAACCAGCATTCGGCCACCTCACGATGTCCGATGTACGTCGTTCCCACGTGCGCGAATGGGCAGCGAAGCAGAAATTCGGCAATAAGCGCATGACCAACGTGCTATCGGTCTTCCGGGCGGCACTCGCTGAAGCCTTGCAGGATGAGATCGTCGAGACAAACGTTTTGTATGGGTGGACTTACCAGCGAAACGAAGCACCAGGCCGAGACGACGATGTCGATCCATTCACCGCGGAGGAGCAGGCCGCGATTCTCGGCGCGATGGCCGGACAAGAAAGGAATCTGTTTCAGTTTGCGTTCTGGACTGGCCTGCGAACGTCCGAGCTGATCGCCCTCCAGTGGGGCGACATCGACTGGAAGCGTGGAATCGTTCGCGTACAACGTGCCCGGACGCGAGCTGCTCGCGTCGCGAAGAAGGTCGAGGACACGAAGACGCGCGGCAGTCGGCGCAATGTGAAGCTGCTCGAACCAGCCCTCGCAGCCCTCGACGACCAGAAGCGATTCACTCTGCTTATCGGCGGCTCGATCTTCCTAAACCCCCGGACCGGCGAGGCGTGGAGCGGCGACAACGTGATCTGGCTTGCGTGGAACCGCGCCATCGAAAAATCCGCGGTGCGCTATCGTCGACCGTATCAGACTCGGCACACCTACGCGAGTATGATGCTGTCGGCCGGCGAACCGCCGATGTGGGTTGCTAGCCAGATGGGCCATATCAGCCTGAAGATGATCGAGCAACGATACGGACGCTGGATCAAAGACGCGGCGCCCGATGCCGGAAGACGAGCTGAAGCCTTATTCGGCGGCGCTGTCGCGGGCGTTCAGGGCGACTGA